TTGGCGGTGACGAGACGGGCGAGGTTGTAGGGACGGAATTTCATAGTTAGCGGGTGATTTTGGGTTGTTGGCGGATGAATCAGGACAGTTGGCGGATGATTCCGACAAACTGGCGGATGGTTTCCCGTGCGTAGTCGCGCTTGTTGCGGTCGCGGCTATGGCGCACGGGCCAGAGGTGGCAGATCCGCTCGGACAACACGCGGCGAAGCGTGAAGACCGAGGGTGACGGAATACGGACGGTCATGGCCGTCAGTGCAGTTCGCGGTAGATGCCCGCGAGCTGGAATTTCCACGTGGACGGCTTGATCAGCATGACGGCCACGTGCAGGACGATACGGATGGGTTTCATAAAATTGAGTGCGGCGGGTGGTTGCCCACCCGCCGCGAGGGAACTACGGCTTGATGTAGGCGTTGACCCCGATGGTCACGGGTTTGCCGCCGACGCTGGCGGTGGTGGCCATGTTGCCGCCGGAGGTGGCGACGACGAGGGTTTTGCCGCTGGCGCTGGGGCGCGGGGAGTGCATCGGCAGGGTGATGACGAGGTTGTTGCCTTCGATTTTTGCAGTCATGGTTTGATTGGTTGCGTGTTCGGTTGATGAGTAAGCCCGCGAACACGGACGGACTTACAAAAGTCGGGGAAATGCCTGACGCGGGTGACAAAAGAGGTGGGCCATCCTCCCCCACCGGAGGATGGCCCTGTGCAAACGCGCCGATTGGCGCGGCCCATGCACATTTGTTCTGCGTAGATGGTGGAACGCAGGAAATGTGGCCGGGGTTACCGACGAAATCCACGGACGGAGCCGTGTCAAAAGTGTGTTCCTCGTCGGGTAATCCTCCGAACACGCGCGCGCTTGTTCGACGAGGCTTCCGATATTGGTGGCGTCCCACCTTTTCAGCGAGGAAAGGGAAAATCACGGACGGCGCCGTGAAAAAAAGTGGGAGGCACGGGGGTTGGCGTTCCCCCCGTGCCTCGGGTCGCGGCGTAGTGGACGGCGCGGTTTAGGCAGCTTTTTTGGCCTTTTTGGAGCCGGTGCCTTCGACGATGGAGCGCAGGGCATCCATGACGGGCGTGGCATCCTGGAGTCGCGGCAGGATCTCGTTCAAGCCTTTGATGTGCGCCATCGCGGCGGACACAAGGTCGGCTTGGGAGATGCCTTCGGCGGCGGGCAGTTTGACGACGTTCGCGGGAACATCGGCTTTGCCCTTCTTGCCGGACTTCTCGGTTTTGCCGGACTCGGTCGGAGTCTCGGCGGTCGCGGTCTCGGTGGTCGACTCGGCGGAGTTGGCCTTGTCGATCAGCGCGGCCTTGTCGGCTTCGCGCTGCTTGTGCTCGGCGATCGTGCAGCCATTGTCGGCGACGCACTCAAGTTCCTCGCGGTAGTTTTTGGCCTTGAGGACAGCCTTGAGTGTGTCCATCGACCGGAACTTGCGGATGGCGCGGCACTCGGTGAACGTCAGCGTGTCGTAGCGCGCTTCCGAGATGGTTCCGTCTTCGACGAAGGCGAAAGCATCGGCGGCGAACTTCGCGTTGCTGATCGTGGAGCGGTGGACTCCGGCGGCGGACAAGACCTGTTCGACAGTCTCGCCTTTGGCAACGTGCCGGGCGATGAATGTCATGAGCTTGCCGAGTTCGGAGAACGCGCGGCGGACGATGTTGTCACGTTGGACAAAGAGTTCGACGCGCTGCTCCTGCTGCATGGATTGAATCTCCGAAGCCTGCAGAACGGCGGTCGGAGAGGTCTTGGTGGCTTTAGCCATTGTGTTACCTCCTATTGCGCGCCGTGCTTACAAAAGCACGGGCGGCGCGGTTTTCGCGTGACCCCGCACCCCACATGGGATGCGGACAGAACGCGGGAAAGGCGGGAACCAAGACCGCGACAGAGACAGAGAGGCCATTCAAGCCAGAGACGATCTGGCGGACGGCGTTTGCCTCACCGGACGGCCCCACAGGGCAGTCCGGTGAAACAAAAAACCTCGGACGGCGAAAATTATTAAGCAAAAGGCGCGCGGGAAAATCCCGCGCGCCTCTGTGAGTGAGTTAGGCGCGGAGCAAGTCCGCCGCGACTAATTCCGGCAGATTCAAGCGCGCCGCCGTGGCGCGGTAGTCGCGGAGCATATTCGCCCACGCGGCGCGCGCGCGGCGCGGCGCGCCTTTTCCGCCTTTGTCGCGGAGGCTCCAATCGCCGCGAACCTTCGCGCCGCTACCTTCCGGCGAGACGCCGGAGGCGATGCGCAGCGTAAAGGCGATGCGACCAGAAGGCGCGCCGGAGGTGATGACCGCGCGCTTATAGGCAAAGGCGCGGCGGACAAAGCGCAAATCGCGGCGGAGTGCCGCGCGCTCTTTACGAAGCGCGCCGCCTATGGCGCGACCCGTGCGCGTCTCGTGGATTGTGCGAACGTGGCAGCCGTGGACAAGAAACGCGCGGCGCACAAGCGCGCGCGCTTTGTCATAGGCGCCGCGAAGCGCGAAAGCGCGCGCCGCTTCCGGCAGGTCGTCGCGGGACTCCGCGCCGTGCGCGTAGTCTTCCGGCAACGTGTCGCCGTGCGACATCTTCCGCCCCATGCGATCCACGGCGCGCGCGGCGCCGAGAAAGGCGGCGCCATGCGGCGCCGCGTCCGGTGCGATCTTGAAGCGCGCGAGAGTGTCGCGCGCCGCGTCCGCCGCTTCTTCCGGCGCGCAAAGCGCCGCCACGATTTCCGCCGCCGCCCCGCGCGCTTCTTCTTTCGCCTCCGCGAAAGTTAAGGTGAGGCGATTCGCCTCCGCGCGCACTGTGGCGCGGTGCGCGACCTTTCCGGCGAGGTCATCCAAGCCGATAAGATGCGGCACGGCGCCGCCGTGCGTGAAATCGCGCGCGGCGCGCGGGGCGCTGTTAATTTTTACTTTCCGCATGGCGCCGCGAATAAAGGCGGCGCGCTCGTGCGCGGATTCGCGCGCGATCGTTTCCCATGCGTTGCCGGAGTTACGTCCGGCGCGTGCGCCTTTGGCGGCGCGCTTCGTTGTCGTTTGCTCTGTTACCATAGCAAATAAGAAGTTACCTGAAAGCGTAGCAACGCACAAGCGCAAAATTTTGCGCGCGTTGCTTCACCCTTTAGGGATTGCGCGCATCACAAGCAACGCGCGCGCGCTTATGTAAGCGCGCTCACGCTCTGGTGATGCTTCACCCTTTAGGGATTGCGCGCATCACAAGCAACGCGCGCGCGCTTATGTAAGCGCGCTCACGCTCTGGTGATGCTTCACCCTTTAGGGATTGCGCGCATCACAAGCAACGCGCGCACGCTTACAAAAGCGCGCGCACGCTCTAATGATGCTCACCCTTTAGGGTTTGCACGCATCACAAGCAACGCGCGCCGGAATCTTACTTATGAATAAGTAAAAATAACTCCGTCCAACCAAAAAAAACGGGGGTCAGGAGCGCCGTCCGTCCATCCATTCGACGATGGCCAGGAGGGTTTCGCCGTTCGGGGTTTTGCGCCGTCCGACGTATTCGCAGATGCGGATGGTGGCGGAGCGGGGGTTGTCGGGCCGGAGGTAGCGGGCCAGTTGGGTGGTGAGGCCGCGTTCGGTCTTGAGGAGCCGGTCGAGCTTACGCATGAGGGCGTCCGTCCGAGGGGTTGGTTTGGTCATGCGGCAAAGCTAACGCGCAAAGGTAGCAAGTCAAGGCGCCGTCCGGTAAAAAAGTCTACCGAAATGGCCCCAGCGCAAGGGTATGACGGTTCATAATTACGTGCAGGGGGTGTTGCGGGAAGTGCTGGCGGCGGTGGGTCAAACGGAGTCTGCGGTGGCGTGCCTGAGTATTCCCGAAGCGGTCACTCTCTCTGTAAGTCTGGATCAGGAAGGAGTGGTCTGCGCCCCGTCCAAGGAATCGGGGCGGATCTGTTTCACCGTGATGGTGGTTCCGAAAATCGAGTGCTGCGGGGTGAACTAAAAAGTCTACCGAAATGGCCCCACTTCAAGGACGATGACCACAAGAAAAAAGACAACCAAACGGGCCGCGCAAGCGGCAAAGGATGTGCCAAGCGAGATCCCTGCGGCGGCGAATTACCGTCCGTGGTGGCAAGGCCAGCGGCGTTCGCGGCGCCGAGCCACGGCGTTTGACACGTTTGCGGCGGCGGCTTTGACCGGGCTGTTGGTGCGGGAGAGCGCGGAGACAACGCTCTCGGAGTTGGTCGAGGGGGCGCTGCATCTGGCGACTTTGATGGAGGCGGCGAAGGAGGAGCGCGGCAAATGACACGGGCATGGCAGAAACGGCTGATTCTGCTGGGCGCGCTGGCCTATCTGCTGGCGTTTTGGGGTGTGGTGGCGGCGATTGTTATGCTGGTGAGGGGGTGCGGATCGTGACCTACGGAGGCTATCCGCCGTTTGTCGCGGGAAGCGACACGAGTGCCGAAGCGGCTTTGCAGATCGCGCCCGATACCAACCGGCTCCGCCGTTTGGTGCTGGAGGCGATTGATGCGGGACGCGGCATGACTTGTTGCGAGGTGGAACGGAACTTGGGCTTGCGGCATCAGACGGCGAGTGCGCGCATTCGTGAGTTGGCACTGAAAGGCCGCGTAGTGGACAGCGGTGAACGGAGACTCACGGCATCCGGACGAAAGGCCGTGGTGTGGAGAAAGATATGACAACAAAAGAGCTACCATTGCCGTCCGCCGACAAGCTGTGGACGCATTTGCGGGTGCAGGATCCGAAGGAACTGCGGCGGCAGGGTTACAGGATGCTGGCGGGGCCGTATGCCGAGCGAGAGGCGGAATTGTTGCGTTCGGTAGTCGGAGATGCCGACCGGAGTGGGCGGTATCTGGGTTATTCGGAGGACGCGGAGCGCCAGATTCATGTATGGCAGAGGAGCAAACGTCTATGAATGGTCGGATCGTTACATTGCTGCGGGACTACGAGGGGCACGGGCTGAAGTTTCGGGGCGGGGAGTCCTATGTGGTGGAGGATCCGACCCTTGGGCATTTGCTCATGATGGGGTTGGTCGGGCGGATGCGAGACAGAGATTTGGAATTTGAGAGGAACTTGAAAGAGGCGAAAACGGTCTTGGTGACTCGCAGTGGGGGGTTTGGAGATATTTTGTTTTTGACCCCGCTTTTGCGGACCTTGGTGGCGGCGGGAAAGAACGTGACGGTGTGCTGTCATGCGAAATACCGCGAGGCGTTGTCGGGGGTGCCGGTAGAGTGGCGCCCGTATCCGATGCCGTTGGCGGAGGTCATGCCGTATGATCGGGAAATCTGGTTGGAGGGGGTCATCGAGTTTGCCGAGAGGCCGGAAATTCATGCGGTGGATTTGTTTGCCGAGGCGGCGAAGGTGGAATTGACGGAGGGCAAGGAGGTCAGCTTTGCCGTGCGGGACGAGGATCGGGCTTGGGCGGAGTTGGAGTTTCCGAAGAAGGGCAAGCGGGTGGGGGTGCAGTTGATGGCCTCCAGTCCGGCGCGGACGTATCCGAAGGAGTTGATGGTGGAGGTGATCCGGCGATTGCTGGAGAAGGGAGATACGGAGATTGCGTTGTTCGGGGCGCCGGGGACGGTGCAGTTGGAGGCGAACCATCCGTTGATTTTGAATGTGGCGTCGAAGGCCGATCTGTTCGGTCAATCGGCGGCGGTGTTGGAGCAGTGCGAGGTGGTGCTGGCGCCGGATAGCGCCATCGCGCATCTGGCGGGGGCGTTGCGGTTGCCGACCATCGCCCTCTACGGGCCGTTCCCGTGGCAAGCGCGCACGGCGTATGCGCCGACAGTGCGGGCTTTGACGGGGGCGTTGCGTTGCGCGCCGTGCTTTTGGCACGGACGGGGCGGCTCGTATCCGCCGGATGGTCCGTGTTCGATCACCGGCAGGTGCGAGGCGTTGGGGCAGATCGAACCGGAGCGGATTGTGAGGGAGGTGCGGAAGTATCTATGAGCAAACAGGCCACGTGTCCGGAGTGCGATGGGATGGGCGTGATTCACGCCTCATGGGGATTCTGGGACGGAGAGAATGACGAGAGCGGGGTTTATGTGCGCCCCGAGGAGGACTGCAAGCGTTGTGCGACGAAGGGAAGCCTGTTTGGCGAGGAGGCCGAGCGGGTCTTGGCGGGACGCGAGGTGGAGCGTCTGCGGAAGGCGAAACATATCCCGGCGCGCAAGATCGCGCTGGCCAGCGGGCTGATGAAGCCGAGCGAGTGGTGCGACATGGAGAAGGGGCTGGCGCCGATCGAGATGATCGCCAAGGCCAAGGCGGCGGTGGAGGCAATGAGCGATGAGTCAGGCCAACAATGAGAAAGCGGTGTATCCGACGTTGGCCTTGGCGATCCGCGCGCGGGGGTATGTGCGGCGTCACCGGGGCAAGCGGTTCCGGCATTTGCGGATCTACCGCGTCGAGACGGGCTGGTGCCTGACCAAGATGACAAAGGGACAGATGAAACAACCATGAAATTTTTAGCAAAAAGACCCAAGCGGTTCGGGTGGAAATCGGTGAAGACACCCGCAACACCCGCAACACCCGCAAGAACATCCGCGAGACGCGCGGGATGGAAAGTGCCGATGACGCACAGGCTGGAATTGGAGCCGTTGCGGGAGTTGCGGGTCAGAGATGGGGGCTATCTGGTGGCGCCGTGTCTGGTGCTGTGGGCGGCGGTGTGGGGAACGCGGGAGGCTTACGAGTATGCTATGGCCAATATGGCAGCGGCACGGGGCTGTGATTTTCGGAGGGTATGATCGAACTGGCGCGAGTGTTGCGGGAACAGGGTTTGCCTATGCCGCGCGTGGTGTGGGAGGTCGGGGCGAACCATCCGAATCAGGTGCATGTGGCGCCCTTGATCGGTGACGCGGAGCGGGTGGAGCTTTTCGAGCCGCATCCGTATTATGCCGAGGAGTTGCGGCAGTTTTTCGGGACCGGCGGCAAAGTAACGGTGCATGAGGTGGCCTTGAGCGATCAGCGCGGTGCGCGCTTGCTGCGGGATGACGGATGCAGCTCGTATCTGGACGGAGTGGCAAGTCCGCGCGCGAGCGTGGGCAATGAGCCGAGCAATAGGGTCACGGTGATTTGTCGCACCGTGGATTTCTATGATCGGGGTGACATCGAGTTGCTGGCCATCGACACAGAGGGTTCCGAGTGGCACGTGATCAAGGGGCTGGCGAGCCGTCCGTGGCTGATTTGTGTGGAGATGGGGTGGCAGCATTACCGCAATCCGTATGCGGAGGAGATCCGGCAGTGGATGGGTTGGCAGGGCTACCGCATGGTGGAGACAGACGGACAAGATGAGGTCTATGTCCGTCCCTGATCTGAAACTGCCCACGGTGACGCTGTTGATCTTCAATCCGGCGCATGATCCGAATTTGTCGGCGCGGATCGTGAATTGGGTGACGGAACGGATTCGGTTTGGGGATGTGGTGCATTTATCGAGCGAGGCTCCGAGCGTGCCGGTGGCGGGGCGTCAGGTTTTTGTGCCGAAGTGCGATTGGCAGGAGGGGCAGCGGTTCCAAGCGTATGAGTTGCACCGTTATTTCGACACGCCTCATGTGCTGCATATCGAGACAGACGGGTTTCCGGTCCATATCGAGCGGTGGGAGCCGGGGTTTCTGGATTACGACTATATCGGAGCGCCGTGGCCTCCGAGGTTGGTGCCGGAAGGCGGGGATCGGGTGGGCAACGGCGGATGTTCGTTGCAGAGCCGGAGGTTCCGCCGCCTCTTGTGGGAGAACCGGCATTTCTACAATGGGGAGCCGAGCGATGTGTGGTTTACGCGCAATTCGCGGCTGCGGGAAGTGCTGGATCGGGAAGGAATCAGGGTGGCGGACATCGGAACAGCGATCCGGTTCAGCTACGAGAACGAGGTGCCGGAGTTTCCCGAGTGGCGGCATGAGCAGAGCTTCGGGTTTCACGGGAAATCGGAGTGGTGTAAGGGGGCGGTGGAGATGACCCACAAATGAGATACGCTATCGAAGGTGCAACGCGTCCGCGTTGCTGCGCTGCGGTAGTCGGCGACAAAAGGTATCTTTTACACGAGCGGGCTACGAGCTATGTAGACCATCTGGACCGCCGCATTTGCGTGATTGATGTCTATGTATGGGACAATACCAAGTGGACATGGGAGCGCACGAGCGTGCGATCGTTCGCCGCCCTCGTTAAGAAATTCGTAAAGCAGGGAGCAGAAATTCAAGAGCTTCCTGCATCTTTCAGACAGGCATTTTGGATGTGGCAGGTTTTTCGGTCAGATTGTCCGAATTGACAGGCGCGGAGGGAACATGGCGGCGAGCGATTGGGTGGAAATCTATGCGACCTACAGTGGGGGGGAGTTGGCTGCCGAGATTGATGCTTTGAAGAAGCTGGCGACCCCGCTTTCCTCCCAGCAGATCGGGAGCAAGAGCTACACCAAGGACTTGCGGGAGGTGCGGGACCGGCTGCAGGCGGCGAACCGGGTGCTGCGGACGCGGAATGCGAGCGCGGCGGATTACACGGCGGTGGCGGACTTTTCGAGGATTGAGTTCTGATGGATCCCAAAATCACATTTCTGGACAAGGCGATTGCCGCTGTCTCGCCGGAGGCGGGCTTGCGGCGGATGGTGTCGAAACACTGGTTGCAGGAGTTCGAGCGGGGGGATTGGAACAAGGAGCAGCGCGGTTATTCGGGCGGCAAGACGCGGCAGGGATCGCCGGAAACGCAGCGCAAGCAACGTCAGCGGATCAATCGGATCTGGGAAGCGCGGGACATGGAGGAGAAGTTTTGCTTCATCCGTGGGGTGCTGGAGAAGCTGACGCAATACACGTGCGGGGCGATCACGTATCAGAGTCGCACGGGGGATTCGGACATCGACCAAGAATACCAGGACTATTTCCATGATTGGTGCGGACGGGCGGATTTGACGGGGCGGTTCCGGCTGGCCGAGCTGGTGCAGTTGGGCTTTCGGGCCACGGCGCGGGATGGTGAATACGGGTGGATCGTGATTCCCGATGGGGACGAGATCCGCTTGCAACCAATCGAGGCTGACCGGATTGGCGGGCCGGATCAGGTGAAGGCCGAGGAGCGCAACGTGAACGGCATCCTCTTGGACGATCTGGGCCGCGTGGCGGGCTACGAGATTTACAAGCGTTCGCGCATGGCGCAATACACGAAGGAGACGTTCGATTTCGGGCTGGGCGCGGGGGTGGTGCCGCCGGAGATGTTTTTGCATCTGTTCCGTCCGACGCGGGCGGATCAATACCACGGGGATAGCTGGCTGTCGCCACTCTTGCCGCACGCTCGGGACGTTCATGAGTTGTTCGGCTTCGAAAAAATGGCCATGAAATTTTCGGCCGCGTTTGCGGGCTTCATCCGGCGCAAGGATAGCGCCCCGACCGGCAGCGGGTTGGATTGGATGACCAAGACCGGCTCAACGAGCGGGCCGAATGCTTTCGAGGTGCAGGCGGGAATGGTCAAAAGGTTGCAAGAGGGCGAAGAAATCACCTTCCCCGGCAGCACGGGGCGCCCCTCCGGAAACCTGATTCAGTTTGTGGAAATCCTGATCCGCGAGATGGCCTTGGGGCTGAATTTGCCCTTTGGGTTTTGCTACAATATGGCGCTTTTGGGCGGGGTAACGGCCAGAATCGAGGTGATGCAGGCATGGCGGACGATCCAGCAATACCAGCATTTGCTCGTGGACAAGGTGTTGAACAAAGTGCGGGATCTGGTGCTGGAGCGGGCCATTGCCATGGGCAAGATCACGCCGCATCCGCTCTGGCAGGCGGGAGCATGGAATTTCGGCGCGCGGCTGACGGGCGACACCGGCAACTATGTGCAGGAGCAGATGCTTTTGCTGCAGAACGGCATTATTCCGCGCGGCAAGGTGATCGAGGAGATCGACGGATCGAGCAACATGGAAGTGGCGCGGACGCTGGCCCGCGAGGTCAAGCAGTTGCAGGAAGTCGCGGCGGAATCGGTCGTGCCGATCGAGCTAATCGTGCCGAGCATGGCCAACGCTACGCAAATGTTGGCGGCGATCAATATGCCTCCGGAAATGCCTCCGCCTCCGGTCAAGGGCTTGGTTGGCAAGGTCGGGGAAAAGACCGCCGCGCAGTTGATTGATGTGCTCACGGCCCATGCCGAGGGCCGGTTGGAGCGGGAGAGCGCCATCGCGAGCCTTGTCTATGTCTATGGGGTGCCACGGGCCAAGGCGGAGTCGCTGGTGCCAGAGAAGCGCCCGCAAGTGGAGCAAAGCAATGGAGGCGGAAATCCAAACAGCGGAAACGTCCGAGCAAACGGCAGCGATGAATGAGTTGCGGTCCCTCGTGGACCGCGCTGATCGGCTGACGATGGATCTGGCCATTGCGCGGCGGGATTTGCAGCAGCTTCGTAATGCGATGCAGATGTTTATTCACCGATGGGGGCAAGCGGCATGAGCGAACTAACTCCATTAGCAAAATCGGTCTGGCGCCATTACTACGGGAAGCTGAAGAAGCAGACGCGGGGTGGGAAGTTGAGCAAGCAGTTAGACGGCTATCTTCCGGGGGATCGGAGGGAATCTAAGCTGCCGTTGTTGTTTCGTGGGACCAACAAAAAAGAAGTGGAAAACCTCGCACGGGGAAGGTTTAGGTCGAAGTGGGGGCAGGGAGATCGCGCGCCAGCGGTTTATCCAGAAAGTGAAAAAGAAGTGCGTGAAGCTATTGGAAGCAAGTCCCTGACTTGGGTTGCATCAAATCCAAAGATAGCTGCCAATTATGCTACTCACCGTCCGCGCGAGCAGGCGCGGATTGTCGCGGTGGCGCGGGGCGCTTTGAAAAGGCGAGATCGAGTTGTCAGTAACGCTATTGGAGCAACAACAACAACTGCCCCGCTTCGTGGCGGGATTGCGGCAAAAGAAGCGCGCGGGTTACTCAAAGGCAAGCCGCCGCAAGACACCTTCATGGCAACCTCAAGGGACTGGCGCTGGAAGCCGGTCCCCCTTGGCGACATTCAGAAGAAGCAGTTCAGCCGAATTGACAGGTCGGTTGTGGCGATGAACCGCCGTGATGCGACTCCGATTGGCTATGAGGGAGGGATTCCACTGACAGGGCGGGTTCCGCGTGATCGTTGGGTAAAGAAGATCCGCGATGAGGACTTGGATCGGCGCGATGCGAATCTGTTGCGGGCGGGTGTGACCGGCGCGGCAGCGGGGGCGCTGCTTGGTCGCGGTCAGATGCCTTTGAAGGCGCGGGTGGCGATCGGCGCCGGGTCAGGCTTGGCGGGTGTGCTGGGAATCCGGCAAGTGACCAAGGGACGGCGTGATCCGTATGGTGAGCGTCAGCGCGGCGACAAGAACGCGGAGAGCATTCCGGCGCTGGCCGGTTTGGGTGCGGCGGGTTATGGCGCCTACAAGATTTTGCGGAAGAAGTTCAAGATGTCGGATGGTCGGAAGGTGACGGAACTGGCCGAGATGTCGGCTGCCCAATGGAAAAAAGCTACTGCGCGTATGCCCGACGATCCGCGTCAAAAAGCGGCGGCAAAGTGGCTAAAAAAACAAGGTCACAACTCTTATGTGAATTGGGGCTGGACTGATGGAGTCCACAAAACTTACAGCAAAAAGTATAAAACCGAAGGAGATCGCCTGCTTATTCATGAGGAAGATGGCAAACTGAACGTGCGCCGTGCGGGGGACGACAAGCTGGTCGCTTCATTTTCGTCCATCGAGTTTGCCGAGAAGAAGCGGCAGATGAACCCTTACGTGATGGCGGGGCTGTCGGGTGCGGCATCTGGTGCGGCATTGGGGATTTTGCCTTTGCTCCGGCGCGGGGTTCGGCTGCGGACGGCGGCGCGCACGGCGGCGGGTGGGGCAGCGGCGGGTGGAGCGATTGTCGGCGGCGGCTCGTTGCTGGGGAGTTCGATTTTGGGAGATCCGGATAACAAGGAGGGCGCGGCGTTTACGAAACGGGCGGCGGTGGGGGGAGCGATTGTCGGCGGGACTTTGGGCGTTGCCGGTGGGCTGGCAGCGCGGCGAGTGCCCGTAGTAAAGCAGGCCATTAGGGGTATGAGCAAAGAATGGCGACCGGCCATGTGGATTCGTCAGGTGGGTCCAGCGCGCGCGGCAGCGATCGGTGGTGTCGCTGGTGGTGCTTATGGAGCCGGGACCGGAGCGGACGAAGGGCAGCAAGTGGATAGTATCCGCAATATCCGCAAGGACTTGAAGCGGATGCACGGGTTGTCGGCGGTGGAGTTTTCAGAAAATGTGATCATTAAGCAAAAGCGCGACACGTTGAGCAAGGTGCGCGATGCGGCGCAGTTGGCGGCGAGTTTGGGCGTGTTGGGATTGGCGGGCTACGCGGGATTGCGCACGCACAATCTCTACAAAATCGCCCGCCGTAAGATTCCGCAGGTGGCTACGGCGATCGAGAAAGAGGCGCCCGGTGTTGCGCGGTATACCAAGGCCACGTTGCGGAGCGTCCGCAAAGCGTCTTCCCAAGTCTCGCAGACGAGCCGCGATATTCCGGCCAAGATTGACCGGATCGGCACGGTGATTGATGACGGTATGCTGGGCAGCGGTGGTTTTCGCGCAGCGTTCCGCAAGAAAAAGGAACTTTCGGCTATTATGTTTGAGCAAGAAAAGAAGCGTAATCTGGCCACGACAGCTATTTTGACCGGCGCGGCAGCGGGTGGCGCCGTGGCGGGAACGATGATCGGGTTGCGGGGCGGAAAAGCGGCGGTGCGCGTAATCCGCAAAGCCGATCGTGATGTGCGTAGGCAGGCTTTACGAGTCGAGAAAACGATCAAGAACACGGCGCGTCAGGTTGGTGGGGTCGCCACCAAAGCCGGGGAAACACAGAAATCGGTGCGCGAGTCCACCCGCATGTATGCGGATGTGGGCAGAATTTATCGCGAGGCCAAGGGCGGGCTCTACAATCTCTTGCATCCGGTCAACACGTTGCGGGAGACGAAAGCGGCGTTTCGAGCTGGTTTGCAGGGGAAAAGCTATTACCCGACCCGCCCGCGTCCGGAGTGGGCGATGTCGTCGGCCTCGGAGTTGGTGGAGCTTTCCGTTCGCGCGCGTAAGAATTTGCATGACGTAGCAAAGCAACGGATTGCAAATAAGCTGAAAAAAAACGGTAATATTGTTGTTGTTGCGCCTGAGTTTGGGCAGCTATGGGTCGGGCGTCCTCGCACGGAATTTTCTGAAAAGCCGTTTTCCGGCTACAACAAGAAGCGTCATGCGCGGACGGGTGGGCTGAATGATCGCTTCCGCCAGCAATACAACCGGGAGCATGGGAGTAAGCTGAAGCGTCCCGTCACGACCGAGCCGAGCAAACTGAAGCCGGGCAGCAAGGCAGCGAAGCGCCGTGCTTCTTTCTGCGCCCGCATGGGAGGAATGCAGGGACCGACCAGCAAAGACGGCAAGCTGACGCCGAAAGGTGCGGCTTTGAAGCGCTGGAATTGCTCGTCCCTGCAACAGCTTATCGAAATGAGCGACCGAACTTATCGTCCTGGCTCTACCGCTGAGATGCGCAGCATGAAGCCGACTACGGCGATCAAAGAGATTTTGAAAAAGGAGAACGCGCGGGGGTCAATCCGGCAGAAGGTGAAGACTTTGTTGCGGGTGCTGCCTTTCGAGGCCAGGCATGAGTTTCAGACCATGGCGCCGGGTCTGACGCCGGAACAGCGGCAAGTGCGCAACACTTTGTTGGTCACGGGTGCGGTGGTGGTTCCGGCGGCAGCGGCCGGATACATGGCGCATCGTTCGTTTCGTGAAGCGGATCGCAAGTATGGGGAAATACTGAATCGCACCGGCATGCGCCCCGCCGATGTGTATGCAGGCAGCCGCCGCACGAATCGCGTGCTGGCGTTACCCGCTCCTTCCGCGACCCGTGGCGATGCGCCCCGTAAAATCAAAGAAGCGTATTCGACCGGCACATCTTGGGGTGTGCGGACCATCGACAATACCGGCAAGCCTTCGGCCAAAGTTCTGAGCAGGCAGGGCGGTGGAGTGAACGTGCTGCCGATGGATTACACGCGCAGCCGTTACGGGGTGCGGAATCCGAAGGTCATCGTGCCTCCGCCCGGCCCTCGCGCGACGGAGGCCATGAAACTTCGCGCGGATCGCAACATGGCACTCAAGCCGATCGGCCAGAAGCGTGATCCTAAGATGAAACCGATCTTGGAGCGTGGCAAACGCTTGCAGAGGATCGGGTCCGACACAAAGAAGTGGTCGCGCGGTGAACGCAAGGCGGCGCGCGCCACTTTGGCCATGCTGCGGAAGCGTTACGGATTTGCCAGTGCGGCTTCAGTCACGGAATTGGATATTTATGCCCGCAACAAGAAAACGGGGCGTGCCTCGGGATTCTGGGATTACACCCGTGGCGAGGAGTTGGTGGGACGCGACAAAAAAGCGGTAGATGTCACCTTACCTGCCTTTATCGGTGCGGCGCAGCGCGAGGCAACAACCGGCTGGCGTTATGCACGGCGCGCGGGTGGCTTGGCGCAAGATTTGGGGGAAGTGGCATCCGGGCAAAAGACGAAGAAGCGCGAGTGGGAGAAAGGCTGGTTCCGTAATGCCGTGGCGGTCGGAGGCATGGGCGCCGGGTTGTTGGCGCATGGCTTGATCTACCGGAGCGGCAAGATCAACCCCCGCGCGCCGCGCTGGGCCAAGTCTTACACGCGCACGGTGGACGACATAGGCGAAAAGATCAACCGGTCCCGCTCGTCGTTGATGAAGCAGGTCAACCGCAGTGTGGGGCTGAGTGCGCGCCTGAAGCGAATCAGCCTGGACTACGATGCGGCGATGGTGGGCTGGGATGTGCGAGATCCGCGCGGCCGGAGTGCTCGCGTGTTTGCGCCGGGGGCGCGTCCGCGTTACCGCCGTCAAGCCGATTGGCATGAAACCAAGGATGGTCAGCGGAAAGTGCTGATCGGCGCGGGAGTCTTGGGTGCGCTGGCCACGGGTGCCGGAGGTATTTTGGTGGGGCGCCGGATCGGCCAAGTGAAAACTCTGGTCAAGCGCCGCGGCATCTACTCGGGCTACCAGAAGGCGCAACAAAATAAGCGGGTCATTATCCCGATGTTTCCTTCTGCAAGTTGACTAAAACAATTCTGAAAGACTTATGAACGACATGATCAAAAGCAAGCTGGTAGCTCTGGAAGCTAAACTCGACGCGAAACTCTTTGCCACCTATCGGGGACCTGATGGGCGCTATTACCAAGACGACGAGGGCTCCGCTCTGGGCACCGGTTTGAAAGTCGGGGCCGCTGGTGCCGCGGTGGGCGGCGCCGGTTACGGGGCTTTCCGCGCGGACCAAGCGATCATGGGTCGCTATGGCCAGCGCAATTTGCTGCCACTCGGAAGCATGGAACCGGGCAGTCCTCGCTCTATCAGCACCCGCTCGGCCGCTCCGGCTAATGTCGCTCCGGGATCGCTCCAAACGGGTGTCAGCCGCCGCGCTGCTTACGGGCAGGCGCTTACGGATGCCAAGAATACCGTGATGAGCAAGGGCCAGCAGGGATTGCAGGCGGGAAAGCAGGCTTTTCGGGCCGGTGCTGCTGAAGTGGGCAACACAACCAACGTGTTTACCCGCCTCCGCCGCGCTCTGCGTATGGGCGCTCGCGTGGCCACTGGTGGACGCATTGGCTAACAATGAAGCGGGGCAAAAAGCGTTGCTGGAAAGGCTGTAGGCCGGTTCCCGGCAAGAAGCCTTACAGCGCGGGCAGCTGCACTTGCAGTATGTCCGCGCTGCGTCCCGGCATGATCGAGCTGATGCGCGGGGATTTTGCCATTCCCGCGTTGAAGCGAGCACTGAAACGCGGGGTGGGGAATGCGGGGGAGCCGGTGTCGATCCATGAGATCGGCGTTTCCGGCACGATGATTCCTTCTTTGCGGAAGAATCCGGCTAATGTGCGGCGGGCGACCAAGAAGTATTGGGGGCAGGATGAAGGTCTGGAGCAAGCCACGGCGGCCATGCGCTACAATCGGGATTGGGCGGCGAAGACAATCAGGGAAAGTCGGAAAAATGACCGCTATCGGCGTGATGTGAGAGATAACTTACCGGACTTGGAGTATTTGACCCGCGGACTGCGACTGGCGGCGCTGGCGCCAGGCATGATCGAGTTTGCCGATTCGCGGCCGCGCAATGATATGGGGCAGTATATGGCCAATGAGACGGGGGGGGCCGATCCGAATTCGATGGCGGCGGCTTATGGGAATGTGGAGCAGGAAAAAATCATGCGCCGCCGCAGTTTGGTGCAGCGGATGAAGGCGATGATGGGACGTAACGATCAGCAGCCTGTGATGTAGTTTTACCATGAGCAGCGATGACCACGGACACCGGATTGATCACCACGACAAGGAACTGGAGCGCCACAGCACGGCGCTGTCGCGGATCTCTGAGACTTTGGATCATCTCCAACGGGAGACGCACGAGATCCGTGTCACTTTGAGGGAGCGGGATCAGACGACGAGGTTTCTCAAGGCGACGTTCAATTCGATCCTGGTGGCGGTGGTCATTCAGTTGGCCGCAACAGTGTGGTGGGCAGCCAAGATGGATGCGGCGGTGCAGGCGATGACGCAAACGGTGTCGGACCATGAGGAGCGGTTGCGGTCGCAAGAGCGGATGCCATAAGTAGCGCCCGCGCCTTTGACAAGGCCGCCGAGTTGTATGAACAACTCGGTTTTTTCTTTTGCCACCCGCGGCCTTTCGGGGCGGGTGGATCGTGAGGCAGGCATCATTCGTGGCGCGGCGGTGATCACGGGCGGGGTGACGGCGCGCGGTCATGACTTGGAGGTGGATGACAAGACGCTCGAGCAGATTGTGACCTGTGGCAATGCCAAGGGGAGGGTGCAGGTAAAGCTCAATCACAAGGATCCGCAGGCGTTGCAGAGCATTTGCGGATACTTGGAGGGTTTTAGAAGGGAGGGCGACAAGGTGGTGGCGGATTGGCACCTCTTAAAGTCGCACGAGGAATACGACAAGTTGATGGAGAGAGCGGAGCGTATGCCGGATTGCTTCGGGCTATCGGCGGCGTTCGCCGGTCCTCCGCAGGGCGAGAAAGTGAAAGGTGGGAAGAAAGCGGCGCGATGCGAAGAACTCCTAGCCGTCGACTGCGTGGCAATGCCCGCTGCGAACCCACAGGGGCTTTTTGAGGACGCGCGGGTGGTTGACACACCGCGCGAGGAAAATTCTATGGATAAGAACCAGCAGAACCAGCAGGAGCCGACGATTGCCGATGTGCTCGCCGCGCTGAATGAACTCAAGGCGACCGTCACGGACGTCTCCAACCGTCAAGCCGAGATCGACGCATTGATCGAGGCCAACACTCCGATCACCGCCGAGGAGCTGCAAGAGCTGGCTTCAATGAGCGATGCAGAATTGGCCGATCAAGGCATCAGCCGCGACGAGGTCAACGCCGCCATCGAGGCTTACAATGCCGAGGTCGAAGCCGAAGCCGGTGAAGGCGCCGAAGGCGAAGCGGAAGGTGCGGGCGAAGCCGGTGAGGCTGCGGTTCCGGCCGGTGCTTCGGCTGGTGAAGGTGCTTCTTTCAGCGAACTGCGCAAGCGCGTGGTCGAACTCGAAAGCGCCCTGAGCGCAAAGACGGAAGATGCCGAGAAGGCGGAGATCCTGACGGCGTTCGACGTGCTGGAGCAGAAAATGACCGCGCTGGCGGCGCAGAATGACGCTTTGCAGCGCACCATTCGCCTGCAGGGGATCAAGGCAGCGACTCCGGGAACGGAGAGCGTGCGGATGTTCAATGCGCCGGAAGGCGACGAGAAGGTGACGGAATTTGACCGTCTGGTTTCGGCCAAAGCGACCGAGCTGGAGGGAAAGGGACAGAGCAAGACGACGGCTCGCGCGAACGCGATCCGCTTCACGATGAAGGATAACCCGCGCGCTTATGCGGAGCACAACGCTCATCGCGGGATCGTCAAACTCGCCGACGCCTAAACCCAAGGAGGAAAAAGATTATGGCAACCATCAATGACAGTGCAGACAGCTTTGTGGCGGCAAGCTCGTCTGGGGTCGCGGGTAAGATCCGCGTCAAACTCAACAGCGACCGCAAATTGGAAGTGGCCGGTGGCTCCGACATCGAAATCGGTGTGACTGACTACAAAACGAAAAACGGCACGGAAGTCGTGAAGGTCAATCTGACCAACGGCGGCGGCAGCTTTGAAGTGACCGCGGGCGGCGCGGTGACTCCGGGAGCCATCGTCAAGCGTGCAGCGAACGGCAAGGTCACAACCGACGGCGCCGGAAGCAACTTCGGCATCGCCCTGGGATCGGCGGCGGCCGACGGCGAGATCATCGAGGTCTACCCGCTCTAATCATCGAAGGAGGATAAAATTATGTATCGCAACACAGACGCAGAAATCCGGCCTGAGCTTCAGGTCGTTGTGCAAGAGGCTTTGGAGGCCGAAAAATTCTTCATCGCCGACAAGGTGTTCACGCCGTTCGGTGTGGGAACCAAAACCGGCGAGTATCGCAAGATCCTCAAGGGCAGTGGTCAACTGTTGGCTTCGACCAGCAGCGACATCACCCTGCGCGCACCGCGCACGGCTTACAAAGAAGTCGATCGTAGCTATGAGAAGGCTTCGTTTGCCTGCCAAGATCGCGGTTTGACCGAAGTGGTCGATGACAGCGATCAGGCGGATCTGAGTCGTTTCTTCGACGCCGAGAGCGTCTCGACGCGCCTCGTTCTTTCCAACATCCTCCGCGCGCAAGAGAAGCGCGTGGCGTCCAAGGTGATGAACGAGTCGATCTGGGGCAAGGCGGATGCCGCGGTGGCTTACACCGAGGCGAACATCGCCACTCTGGATGTGGCCCGTGACATCGAGGAATCGATCGCTCGCGTCCACAAGCGCGGCGAGATGGTCAACACGATCATCCTTTCCCGCAACATCTGGAAGCGCGTTCGTCGCAGCCAGAAACTGCGTGAGTATGTCTTCGGCGGCGACAGCGGCGGCAAGATCATCACCAAGGGCGTGTTCCTGGACATCTTCCAAGACAGCGCTCCGATCCAGAATCTGATGATCGCCGAGGCGGTCGAGTCGACAGCCAGCAAAGGGCAGTCGGTCACTGACAACAAGTTGTCCTACATCTGGGGGGATGACTACATCTGGGTGGGCTGCGTCATGCAAGGTGCCCCTGAGATGGGAGGTGCCGGCCGTATCTTCTACTGGCAGGAAGACGCTGAGTTCCAATATGTCGTCGAGAGCTATCGCGAAGAGAGCCGCCGTTCCAACGTGGTTCGCGTGCGCCAGCACAACGACGAGCATGTGGTCAACGAGTGCGCAGGCACTTTGATCAAGACGGGCTACACGGCCTAAGAAGTTTCACCATCCTGCAACGGACCCCCGGCAGCGCGAGTTGCCGGGGGTTTCTGTTTGTGGGGTTGACGGCGGGGTGGCGGTATGTTGTTCGACGAGGCGATGGCGGCGGCGGATGAGGCGGCGTTTGCGATGCTGAGTTCAGCGCGCGCGACGGTATGGAAGTCGGGGCAAGAGTCGCGGAGGCGGGAGGTGCGGGCGATCGAGATGCCGCGCGATGTGGGCGGCGATTACCGTCCTGGTGGACGAGTGGAGGAAGTGAACTTCGTTCTGGAGTGCGAGGCGGCGCCTTTGCAGGAGGAACCGATCGGGCTGGTCTTTGGCAGTCCGGAGGTGAAGGACGGGTGGCTGGTGAAGTGGAAAGAAGTGACTTACCGGATTGCCAGTGTGACGTGGCAGGGGGCGACGGTGACGCTGAATCTGGCGTCGAGGAATGACAGTAGTGGCGGTTGGTAAGATGAGCGCACGTTACGAGATCGAGGCGATGGTGGTGGGGGCTTTGAAACCCTTGGAGCACGAGTTGGGGGTGCCGGTGCTGGCGGGTCGGACCACGGGTGAGCGACCGGGATCATTCATTGTGGTGCGAGCGGAAGAGGAAAAGTTTGTGATTCCGAATGCACGGGCAGGTTTTGTCGAGGTCGACGTGGTGAGTGTGTCGCAGTTGGATGATGCGGGTGAGTTAGCGGCGAGCAAGGCCAGGATTGAGCGGATCGGGTTGTATTTTGGCACGGCAGAGGTGATGGAGGATATGCGGGAGGCCGGGACGGCGGAGATGACAACGTGGCCGAGTTTTGCGCTGATGCGCGGAACGAGCACGTTGCGCAAGGATCGTTCAGTGGGGGATGTGCTGCGCGTATCGTTTGGTGTGCAGCGTATGTGACGACTTCAGATTGGAAATTGCAAGGCGCAGCGCGCTTTATCTGGGACTTCTTTATGTCAGGGGGGAGTGGGGGGTTGACACTGTAAGTGGGTCATGCCCAAAGACAACTGGGGAGCGATTGCGCGGGAGAGCGCAGAGCACGCACATCGTAGCGTGGTGTCGGATTACAAGCGGCAAATCACGGCCGGGTTGGAACGGATCAAAGAACTGGAGGAGCAGCTAGGGGTGGTAGACGCGCTGAATGCGGCCAAGCCCTCGCAGAAGCCGTTGGCGGTGAAAAAGACGGCGAAGTGTCAGGCGGTGGCGGTGGCTTTGGCGAGTGACTGGCACGTGGAGGAGCAGGTGACGGCGGATTCGACCAATGGACTGAATCATTTTGACCTGCGCGTGGCGGAGGCCCGGATCGAGAAGTTTTTTAACAGTGTGGTGCGGCTCACGGAGATCGAGCGCAACGGTGCGGAGATCGACACGTGCCTGTTGTTTTTGGGCGGCGACCTGATGAGTGGATATATCCATGAAGAGTTGGCGGAGACGAATGCGCTGAGTCCGACGGAGACGATTTTGTGGGTGATGGAGCGGGTCTCGCGGGGGATCGCCTCGTTGCGGCAAAATTTTTCGCGGGTCTTGATTCCGTGTTGCTACGGAAACCATGGGCGGACCACGAAGAAACCACGGCATGCCACGGGGTTTCGCAACAGCTACGAATGGTTGCTCTACAAGGTGATGTCGCAGCGGGTGCAGGACGGGGTGGAGTGGCAGGTGGCGGATTCGTATTTCAATTACGTGGATCTGTTTGGCAAGACGTTGCGCTTTCACCACGGGGACGGGTTGAAGTATCAGGGCGGCATCGGCGGGCTGACCATCCCTACGGAGAAGGCGATTGCCTCGTGGAACAAGGCACGCGTAGCGGATCTGGATTGTTTCGGGCACTGGCACACGCAACAGCAGAATCCGAAGTGGGTCAGTAATGGGTCGCTGATCGGCTACAATGCTTACGCGATCAGCATCAAGGCGTCCTATGAGCCCCCGCAGCAGACATATTTTCTCTTCGACTCGAAGAGAGGGCGCACGATCACAGCGCCGATTGTTTTAGCATGAACTGGAAAGCCGAAGTAAACCGGATGAATGTTTCGGCTTATGCCTGGCCGAAGGGTTGGAGCACGCGAGACGAGATCGCGGAGCAGGTGGAATGCTCGCCGGAGCGGGTGCGCGAGGTGCTCAATCCTGGCATCAAGGCGGGAACCATCGAGTTCCGGGATTTCAAGGTTTGGGAAGATGGTCGCTTTGTTCGCCGCACGGGCTACCGGAAGGTGAGCCAAGCAGCGGCCAGCGCACCGAAGGTCGCGCCGCAGGTTGCGCCGAAGGCGATGGAGCCTAAAGCGGGGATGCCGGTGGTGTCGCGCAAGCGGGGGACCAAGGGCAAGATCGTGTCGGTGAAGGGCGACCGGATGGTGATTGATTGGGAGACGACGGGGCGGAAGGAGTGCAGCATGTCGGCGTTTCGCAAGAAGGACATCCGGCTGGCTTGACATCGGTGGGCAGGCATGGCCCTGCGAATGGTAGCGCGACCGGAGAAATGCCCGCCTTGGGTGGCGGATCTCATTGTTGATCTGGATACGAAGTGTTTTCCGGAGGATTACCGCGTCAAGCCGGAGGGGGCTTACTGGTGGATCGAAGAGGAGCGGGGCGAGCCGGTGGCGTTTGCCGGGATGAAGGTGTGCGCTGCGGAATACAATCGCGGGCTAGGCTATCTATCGCGGGCGGGGGTGCTGCCGAAGTATCGGGGGCAGGGACGGCAGCGGCGGCTGATCCGCGCGCGTATAGCTTTGGCGCGACGGCTGAATTTACTGGAGGTCGTGACGTATGTGATGGCGGCGAATCTGGCGAGTGCGAACAGTCTGATCGGCGTGGGCTTTCGGCTTTACAGTCCGGCAGAGCGCTGGGGCGGGAAGGATGCGTTGTATTTCCGGAGGCGACTGGGCGGTTGACATGGCGCAAATGGCATTATGCCACTTTCAACAGCAGGACTAAATGCCGGGGGGGTCACATTGACCACAGCCATTCCTCAGGGAACACAGATCACGAACATGACCGAGATTATTTCGATCACGGTTCGCCGGATCAATTCGACTCAGATCGAGGCCAAAAAGAGCAACGGAGACATCGCGGCGATTGCCTATGGCGGCGAGAAATACGAGATGGAGGCCGAGGGTTACACAACCGTGACTCAAGTTCCGAACCTCGCGGGCGCGACATGGACTGCCTTCAACCTAACCGGCCGCGTGATGAGCTATGAAATTCTCGGATCGAACGAGGACTTTGTGAAGCTGCGCGTGAGCGGCATCGGATTTGCCGGAGCCACGTAATGGATGAAGTCCGCTTTGTCTTTGACGAGCGGTTCATCGAAGCGTTTGTCAGTAGGCCTGAAGGGCATCATGTGATGGGACGGCGCTTGCGGCCGTTCAGCACATGGCACTTGTTGCAGTTGCAATATGTGCAGAATCCTTTGGTGACGGGCGGCGCGGTTGCGGCGGGAGATATGGATTTGGCGACGAGGATTTGCCAGACGCAGTTTCCGGAATCGGTCCGACCGAAGCGGCGGTGGTGGACGTGGCGGGCAATACGTGTGCAGTCGGCGGTGGCGGCGTTTGAGGCATACGTGGCAGATTATGCTAGCGGTCCGGACATCCAAGCCGAGCAGACTAAGACGCAATCGGCGCGGTTGCCCGATATGGACAGTCTACTGCAGGAGTTGGCGCTTTACCGCAAGATGAGTGGGTGTTCGCGTGAGGAGGCGTGGAACGTGCCGATCGGGGAGATGGCGTGGATGAATGCGGCGTGGGCGCGGATGGAGGGGGCCAAGTTTTCTATTATGACGGAGTTGGAGCGTGCGGCACTACGGAGGGCGAAGGCAAAATTGACAGAGGCGAAATGATCGAATGATTCGGCGTTTCGCAGCATGGATAAAAGAACTGTTCCGGCGCAGAAATTTGCGAAAGGAGGCGAAGGCGCAGGCGATAAAAGAAGCAATTAACCGCGAGCTAAGGGCTGGAACTAAACGAGAGGATATTTATTTAGGGCAAGATGCGCGGGTTCGAACGCAAGCCAACCCAGAAGGGGTTTTGGTAGCGAATCGTAAAGACGAGCCATTCGGGGCACAAGAGGGTGTTTCGAGGGTGATTGCCGAGGGCAAAGATCCAAAGCGGCATGGCGGCGGGGTGGTCCCCAATTTCGCGGGTGCTGGGTCGCCGCCGTTGTTTTCGCGCGCGACAATGCAAAGCCTTGGTAGCGGCGCGAGGAACTTGGCCGAGGCAGCCGTGGGGGCGGACCGCATGAACAAGGCGCTGGGCGCGGCGGGAAAGGCGGGGACGGCACTGAAGGTGGCGTTCGCCGACATGCTCAGTCCGCTAGGGTTGGCGGCGGGGTTTGCCCTGACGTTCAGCGTGGGTCTTTACAAAGCGGTGATGGACTCTCGCTTGCTGCAGGCGGCTCTGGAGCGGGTCGCGCAGGTGCAGGTATATTCGGTGCAATTCGAGAAGTTGCTCGGCGGGATGCGTCAGGCAAAGCAGCGGCTCAATGAGCTGGCTTCCATGGCGGCGAGCGGGCCGTTCAAGTTTGATGATTTGGTGCAGGCCAACGAGCGGCTGCAAAGGCTGTCGCGTGGCGGGTTTGCCGGGAAGAAGGCCATGCAGATGGTCGCTGATGCGGCAGCGGCGACGGGAGTGAGCACGGCGCAGATGGCGGGGATGGTCGGCGGGGCGTTTGATGATGCGTTCAGCGGGCGCTTGATCGAGGGAGCGGTGAATCAGTTGCGAGATGTGGGAGCGATCAGCATGTCGGCGGCGGACAAGCTGATAAATCTCGAGCGAGCGGGAGTGCGCGGCAAAAAGCTTTTCGATGAACTGACACGTTCTTTAGCGGCAAACAAGGGGGCGGCGGCCGCGTTGCGCAACACGATTGCGGGGTTGAACAATGAGCTGGAGCAGGCAAAAGGGCAGCAGTTGGGGTCTATCGGGGAGATGTTTGCCCAGGGGCAGATGGATGGGTTGCGGGCTTCGATCAAGTTGGTGAAGGAATTCGGGCCGGTGCTCAAGGAGTTGCTGATGCCGTTTGCGGTGGTGGCCAATGCGATCGGCAAGATGACGCTGGGTGTAAGCAAGTTGGTATCGAACATTCCGGGGCTCAAAAGCGCGCTGGTCGGCGTGGCGCAAGCAGCGGGGACGGCAGCGGTGGCATTGGCGGCCTTGGGATTGTTTCAGTTGGCGGTGGCGATCCGGGCTTTGGTCTTGCCGTTGCTGGCGAAGTTGGTGACAGGGTTGGTAGCTTCTGCAGCGGCGGGTGGTATTGTTGGTCGTGCATTAGGTTTTGTGGCGGGTGGCTTGTTGCGTTTTTTGGGTCCGATCGGGCTGGTCTTGGCGGCATTGGATTTGATGGGTGTAAAATTTGAGAATGTGGCAAGGTCGGCAGGTTTGTTGCCGGATTCGGTGACGGAAGCAGCGGAGGCTTCGCGCAAGGCGAGCCAAGATATTCGGGAGGCGTTGGATGGGTTGCGCGCGGGGGGAGGCGGAACGGCAGGCGAGGGGATAGAAATTTTGGGCGCGGCGGAGGAGAATTTCCGTCGCGCGGAGAAGGCCCGCAAGGAGGCTGCGGGACAAAGGCCGTCGGAGACTCGAGAGGCGGTAGGAGGCATGGCGGCGACGGTGCTGGGCGCGCCAGTGGATGCTCTGGCGGGCATCGTGAATGCGGGAGCGCAAATGATGGGGATGGCTTCGCCCTTCAAGACTTCGGTGGATCAAAGCGGAACGATAGATCCGATTGGAGGATCGGAAATGTTGCGGGAGTTTTTTACTGGAAGCCAGGGTCAGGCGCAGCGCGAGCAGGAGGCGGCGGCAGCAGCCGAAGAGGCCAAGAGGTTGCGGGATGAAGCGCGTGCGCAACTGGATCAGACTCCGGCACAGTTTTTGAATGATCCGGATTTTGCGGCAGCGAAGTCGGAGGCATTGGACATTATGGATCGGGCCAACGAGGCGCAGGACAGGCTCAATGAGGCGGAGATGCCCGATGAGCAGAGGGCTCAACAACAGCAGAAGATCGACGCGATGCGTTCGGAGGCAGAGGCCAAGATGGCGCCGGAGGCCATGGAGGAGCGGTTCGACCGGCGGATGGCGCGGGACGATGTGAAGGCGTCGATCACGCGGGCAATGGCCGATGGAACAGGCAACGAGCAGCTGCGCCTCCAAGCCAACGAGTTAGAAGATCGAGTGAAAACAGAGCGCCGGGCCAAGGAATTTCAGTCCATGGGGATAGAAAGACCGGAGGCGATGGAAATGGCCCGCGCGCAGACGGTGAGCGAAAGGCTGCAGAGCGAGCAAGAGCGGGCCCAAGCCATGACGTTTTCTTCGGGTTTGGGCAAAGTGGGTGGAGCTGCGGGTGAAATGGGCGGTGGCAAAAGCGAGGAGGCCCGACTGTTGACTGAAATCCGCAATTTGATGGAGCGTGACACGAACGGCAAGCCCCCGCCGCCAATGCCGGAAACCATGAAGAAGATGCAGCGCTAAAGATATGCCAATCCAAGTCACAGGATTTTTTACCCCGCAGTTTGAAAAAGAGCGGCAAACAGTAGACCGCGTCGGCTTTATGCAAACGGTTTGGGTGAAACGCGTGAGGACGGAGGAATTCCTCAGCGGCCCAATCCCACCTCAACTTTGGCGGGAGGACATACGCTTCACGCGCGAGGAAGTGGAGTTGGTTGATGGTGTGGCGGTCATCCGACATTTTTATGATGGCCTGCCCAGTGGCGCAACGGATCCCAGCGGTAGGGCAGGCATTAATACGCTGTATGAATTCGATCCGTCATTTGATGAAGTGCCGATACAAGCGCACCACAACTTCGGCGGGCCCGATGGTTCGGATGACAGCCTTTTCAAGAAATATGGCGGCTATTATGACGGCAATGGCAATTTGAGATGGCGACCGGCGGAGAGCAAATCAGGCAAGAGTTCATCGAGGGGCCTTGCTCCTCTTGGGAGTCCCGCGCAATCGGTCGGAGGACCGGGGGCTGTCAAAAGTCTGCAGGGTGTGGAGTCTTACCTTCGGATGGGTGGGGTGTTTCGCATCGTTTATGCGCATCGCGGTGAAGCCATGCCGTCCAATTTGTTTTTCGGGGTAGGAACAATCCAAACTCCCCCATCATCCAATGTGTTGCCAACTTTGCCCTCGTCGCGCAACTGGCTGAAGGGGCCGCCTAGTGCGCGGTGGCGTGGCAATGCATGGGAGATCACGGAGGAATACATACTTTCCGGAGTGGGTGGATGGATCAAGGACATCTACGATGGGCGGACCGAGAGCCAAGCAGGGCAAAGCACGTGATCTACCCCGGTCACAATATTCGCACGAGGAGCTTTGGCCAAGGCGGGCGCCACGTGATCGTGTCGCGCGGATCGAATCCTTCGGTCTGGTCGGGGGCGTTTTCGGTGGCCCTGGGCGGAGACTATGTGACGGTGAATTTCGGGTTGGTCAACGACGTGGAGCCGGAAATCAACGGAGTGCCGATCAGCGGCGTGACCGCGAAGGGGGATCGGGTGCAACAACCGCAGTTGACCTTGGAAGACGGTTTTGATGCGGAGGGGCGGCAGTGGGTGGCGTTGCAGGTCGAGGTGGACGAGGAAGGGCGGTTTGAAAAAAAACCGACAGTTATCGTGACCAAAGACATACGAGCATCGGACGAAAAGATCGGCCTGCATCCTCTGGGCGTGTTCACCATTACTCGGGAACTGCATCAAGTAACGCATTTCCATCTCAAACACGCGTGGATCAAAAGCGTCAGGCGCGATAGCGGGCCTGCGCGGCATTTTTTTTGGAGTGCATGAAAAGGCTCTCGCAAGTGGTGGCGCAAAATTCACCGCCGTCGGAGGCGTCACCGGCAAAGCCGGTGGTAAGCAGTGGGGTGGGCATTTTGCAATCGCAGGTCGGGGAGGACACGATTCTCTCGGCGCTGCCGACCGCGACCTTCATGCATCCTTGGGAGGTGCATGCGATCAATCACATAGAGTGGCAGCAGGATGGTCCTCGTGAGGGGTGGACGTTTCGGATGGTGCCGGGTTTTGTCAACGGGATTGATCCATTGTGTTTCGGGGTATTTGCCACGGGCGAGACGGCGAGTGCACGGGACATTGCGCGGGGTAGGGGCAGCGGGTTGAACCGGGTGGGCGGAGCAGCGCGGGAGTTTGGCGGGGGATCGCGGGGATATGGTGACACCAAGCTGGGCGGTGGGGGAGAGCCAGCGTGGTATCCGTTGCTGCAGGGTCCAGTGATTCCGGTGACGAGCTATATGAAGACGTTCACCAGGATACCGCCGTTTTTCAAGGAGAAGGGAGTTAAAGAAGTTCCGAAGGATTTTGCTGCGGCAGGTTTATCGGTCAATGAGGCGGGGGGCTTCACGATGGACCTGACGCCGAGCGCTGAAGAGGCGCAAAATCAGATTCCGTCGAGATTGCTGATCGGGCAGGATTTTTGGATTTCGATTGCCCGGGCCGCTTACAAATCGGATGTGACGCTGGTAGGCAACCTGATCACGGGGCAGATCATGGATTATACGGTGGGTTTTGACGGCTCAGAGGTGCAGCGCGTGGGCGTGCGCCCAAGACTGAATCAGGGTGATTTTGAGGAAATGGCCCGCGCACGGGAGTCGCGCCGCAATGAGGCGCGGATGCGTGTGCAGACGGGCGGGCCGGTGGATGATCCGTATGACTACCAATTTCTTTTCACCTTTTGGCTGTTGAGTCCGGAGATAACACCGCGGTTGGATGCCGGCCAGCCGGGAGCGCCCGCCCAGACCTCTCCGCCTCTGTCGCAGTGGGAGCCTTATGTCGAGTATGGCATAGGGCCTAATACCACGGGAAACTCGGGCGGCGGGTGGTGGAATTTTTACCATGCGGCCAAGAACGAGCCGCCGTTCAACGCCAACCAGCTCAGTTTATCTTCGATCGGCGTGTTGGTGGGGCGCTATACGTTTGTGCCGCAGGCCACGCAGGGATTGCTGGAGGCCGAGCAGCAGAGAATTTTCAACGCAATGCTCAACAGAACCTCAAACGAGGGTAAATTTTGGAACTAACATGGTAGACGAATTCGGCTTGGACAAGGCGGCGCGGCGGGCGGCGGCGAATGATTTGCAGCAGCAAGAACGTCGATTGCCTGTGAATCTGAACTGGGCGTTGCCCGGGGCGTTGACTCCGTTTGACTGGAAGTTTTTCGGGGTGCAGCCTCCGGAATCGGGGATGCCGAAGAAATCATCATGATCACAGTGGCATTTGATTTGGCGGATGATGGGCAGGAGGATGAGCGGCGGCGGCTGGTAGAGGAAATCGCGCGGCTTCAAGCCCAGCTGGAGGCTTTGCCGCCGGGTGACGATCCCGGCCTTGTGCGGGCGAGCTTGCAGGCAACCATCAATGGACTGCAGAGCAGACTCGCCGCCATGAACGCCTTCAATGAAGACGAGATTGATGATCTTGATGTAGAGGCGTTGGATGATCTGATCGAGGAATTAGACAGCGCGATCAACACGGAGTCAGATTTTCAAACCAAGCAGTATTTAATGAGGCTTCTGGCGAAAGCACGGGCAGCGCTGGCAAGAAAATCGCGAGAAGATTCTGCGCTCAGGCGAGCATCCACCAAAACAGTCATTCTTAGAGCTGGAGGCGACGTTAGGACCTTTTTCCCCGCACGAAAAGGTCGGAATTGACAGGTGTGGGGCGGTAAGTGCGCTCCTTGTATTATGCCAATTTGCAGACTCGGCGACCGGCCAGCAGTATAGGGGGCGGCGAAGTCACGGTTCCTAGTCTGTTGGCCGGACAACAGTGGCAGATTGCGCTGCGCTTTACCGATGCTGCGGATGGCCAGTTCGGAGAGATCCGTCCCCCGGTGCGCAGTTTGCGGGCCTCGCTTGGACCGGTGGATGCGCGACCGGCAGCGGGTAGCTTTCGTTTGCAGGTAGGTTTGGGTAATTCGACAAGTGCCAACACGACAGCAGTCTTGCCTGCCAATGCCACGGCAGTTCAGGTGGCGGCGGCGCTGAATGGGTTGGCAGGCGCAGGCGGAGACTATTCGGTGGATTTCGATGCTGGATCTTACCTGATCCGGCGCGCTGGCGGGCAGATGGTGACTTTGACCGCGAGGCAGAATGTCTTGCGTCCGATCAGCGCGGTGCGAGTGAGGCCTTATCAAGTGGATGGCGCCTGGGTGCACGAGGTGCGCTTGATCCAAGCGCCTTATGCTTTTGCCGACAATGCGGCGCAAGCATTACCGACACCGCCTTACGTGCAGACGCTGGTGGATGGCTACACTTCGCCGGACAACACGTGGAAGATCAACGAGGTGCAGCAGTTGATCTTACCAGCGGAGTTCCGGTCTACTTACCGGCTGACTTTCAATTATGCAGGCGGCGTGGCCAACACGGGGTTGCCGCGCAAAACACGGGTGCTGGGGATCGAGGACGGCGCCGAGGAGTTGCAGGCGGCGATCAATGAAATTCTCAAGGATTTGGGGGGCTACGACGGCGAGGTGGAGGTGGCCAACCCAACCAGCAATGTGGCGCGCATCACTTTTGGCGGCAAGGCTTTGGACGGTGTCGATGTGCCGCCTTTGGGGGTGGAGGCGTTTCCGTTGCCGGGCGACGAGGGGGATTGGGTATTCACGTTAGACTTAAATCGCTCCGAGATGTGGGTGGCGCTGCGCGGGGCAGAATCGGTGACTGTGCCTTTCGAGGTGGAGGCGGATGTCTATATCGACCGCAACGATTTGAGTCAGGGGTGGACGACGATCAAGCTCTGGAGCGTGCCGGTGACGGTGACGCGGCCGTTGCTTTATGAGGGCCTAGCGGCGGCCCAGTCCATTGATTGGCTAAGGCCGATTTCGCCTCGCTCGTATGTGCCGTTCAATCCCGACCAGATCATAACCGGTCAGCAGCATTGGGTGGGGACGATCGGGTTTGGCGCGGCCAACAGTCCGGCTTATGGCACTGCGGTGAGCGTTGGTTTTGGCACGGCAGGGGGGGAGCAGATTTTCACGATCGACCATGATCTGAATACCGAGGCAGTGCATGTGACGGTGCGAGAAAATGAAGCGCCTGGAGACATCGTTTCGCCGAAACGGGTGAGCGTGGACGGACCGAATAGTGTCTCTGTGGCCTTCGGCAGCGCCTTATCGAGCGGTGAGGTTTACGGGGTGGTGATCACGAGCGCGGGACCGCGCAGTGTGTTCTTGGGGCACACGCACACGACGGCGCAAGTGACGGGGTTGGAGGAAATCATCGGGGCATTGGCCGAGCGCGTGCTGGCACTGGAGCGGCTGTTGCCGAGGAGTGGTGCAACGGAGAGCGGGATAAGTGATAAACCGGCTGAGACGTTGCTTCCGTGCGTTGGGGAAGTTTTGCCCGATTTAAGCACGTTGGATTTCCGATCGCCAACCGTGGCAAGCCAAACCTTTGCTACTCCAAAACAGGGAATCCCGGCATCGGAACAGCTAAACCTAATTCCCAAAGCGCCGGAGGGAACGTCCGCGGCGCAACAGGAGAAGCAGGCGGAGGACGAAAAGGTCAAGCAAAAGGAGGATCCGGATGCGATGCCGCCGAATTTGTTGCTGCGCGCTCTGATTCCGGGCGTGGGAAGCACTGGCAAGCCCGCTCGCCCAGGGGGCAAAAACAATGAGGGAGAGGTTGTTCCAGAGGTGCCAGAAGAGCCTGCAGCCCCGGCGCTCTTCCCGCCTCGTCGTGGATCAAAAATGCCCGTTTTGCTGCAAGCAGTGCAGAGTTCGGCGCCGGTCAATACGTCAGTGTTGCCCACGGGCACGGAGTTGGTCGATGGCAGGGTGTATCGCTACACGGGCAGCGAGGAGTTTTTCGTGCCGGGCGATCTGGGGCGGCCGACTCTGAAGCTGCCGTCGCAGGGCGTGTTTGCCTACAAGCAGGGGCAGTTTTACCGAGTGCGAAGTGAGGGTGGCAGTGTGTATTATCCGGTGGAGTTCGAGCGCGAGCTGTGGCGCGTGCATCTTTCGGCACAGCAGATGCCAGAGGGTGCAACGCTGACGATCGGGGGGGAACTGAGGTATCGCCTCTTGGGAGAGTTTTTCGATGCGGTGCTGGCCAAGCAGGCGCCGCTGGATTTGGCAGCGCAATACATGCTCTACGTCGAGGCGTTGGAGTTGGAGGAGGGTGGGGCGCTAGGTGCGGTAAAGCGCACGACCACTCTTGCGGCAACACAGGTGATCGTTTCGCCCGTGCTGAAATCCTTCCGCTGGAGGCTGGCTGTCACGCGGGACGCGGCGGGGTTGGCCTCGAGTTTCACGGCCTTTTCGACGACCACTTCGGCAAGCGGATTCTCCGCGCCGTTCATTTTGCGGATGCGTTTGGGCGGCTTTGACATCGACGATATGGCGTCGGATGTGGTGAGGGGCCAAGTGGCTCTGATTATGCCCCCGACCCGGGCAGAGGTAGCACTATGATTATTTCAGCGATCGAGAAGATTGAAGCATTGCCGGTGCCGCCGCTGGGCTTCCTGCCGGCATTACACGATGCGACGTTGACGACGTTTGTCGGAACCACGCTGGTCACAGGCACAGCCGTTGCCTCCACATTGCCCAGCGCGGACCAGCATGCCAATCAAGTGTTTTTGGTCACGGACGCGGACATTACGGCGCCGAGTTATGAGTCTTGGCCAGCGCAGACGATTGCCAAGACCACGCATGTGGGGTCGGACGGAAGATTTTGGTATCCGGTGGTGCCTTACGGAACGACGAACACCTACTACCCCAAGGCCTTCGAGCGGACTCTTTACACGATTGCTTTTACTCCGTCGTCTTTGCCTTTGAGGCTACAATGGGAGCTACTGCGGGAATACAGCTTCCGACTTTTCAACAACAACACGGATGTGGTGTGGAATATCGTGTGGGAGTTTGGTGACAGGATTGCGGAGACATCCCCAGCCCCGGTTGGCCCGAACATCAAGGCTTACTCGTGGCGGCGGCCTCTCTTGGACGAGCAAATTCCGATCACCGATGTGCTAACCAAGAATATTTTCGGCATCAGCTTGCGTAAGATCGACTACACACAAGCGGGAGCACCGGTGTATGAGTCGACTATCGAGCGGTATGGGAGGCGATTGGCAGCGTCGAGCGCGCAGTTGCCTTTGACGGAACACTTTGTCCTGCGGCTGCGCTTATCGTCGTTCGACACCCTGGACTATGTGACGAGTCCGCGGGGTTACGTGGCCTATTTGGTCGATGTCGTGAAAGCTAAGGAGTAATTATGCCACTGACTCCGGTAACTAATGTCGCGGTGGGAACGCTGACGCGGACTACGAAGTTTGGGTCTTTTGATTACCGGTATGGACGCAGTGACCGATCTTTAACAATACTGAATCAGAGCTTGCCCGTGCAGCTAGATTACGAGGCGACGATTACTTGGACAAATAACGAGTCGCAAAACCACTTTGTTGAGATTAGGACGAGCGGAACTGGTGCGCCGGAAACAGTCCAACTAGCGCCACGCGGAGCGCGGTCGATAAGGATTCCAATACAGAATTGGAAGTCGGCTGACAACTCCACGGCAAGCCGCACAGTCTCGATTAGCGTCAATTTGAAAACTGCCACAGAAGAGTCTGCCGTGACTACTGTGACGCGCACGATTTCGCTAAATGAGGTAGGGAGCATTCCGAGCGACCCGAGTTTGTTTGCCGTGGAATTCGCAGCCGGAACTCCCTTAGCGGGTTCGTTGAAGCTTCCTCCGCATAGCGGATTGCGATCGGGCGACTTGCTATTTTACGGGAACTTGAGTTTTACTAATCTTGGGACAACACCGATTATTACGGCTTTTGGAAAATCGGCGCCCGATGCCCGTCTGTGGGGACTGCAACGGTTTTTTGCATACGATGATGAAGTGGTGCCAGTAGGCCCGGTGGCGGATAGAAGCGGCATCAATCAAGTTACAGGGCTTTCTACGCCGAGCTTTTTTAGCCAAAGCGGGCATTTAGGGTTGGTGGACCAAGGGTTTTATCGCGCGCGCGGGATATTTACGTTGGCTTCTGCTCCTTCGCTCGTTCTTGCGGGTGCGCCGGTTTCCCCGCCATTCGGCTTGCCACCGGGCGTAACTTTTATTAGCGAGTGGGTAGTCTCCATCGGCGGGGGTCAGTATGCGGCCATTCCCACGCCGCGCGTTTGGACTAATACAGAAATAACCGTTGAAAGAGAGACTATTTTTGAATATTGGCGTAATGGTCTTCCTGTTCCTCGGATTACTTCCCCTGCAAATGTCTCGGTCAATGTCGGAGATAATGTTTTTTATACGCTGACCGCAGAAAGTCCCGTGGGAGTGGATAGTTTTGCGGTGAATTTTGGCACGACGACGGGACTGAGTTACAATAGCATAACGCGTCGCGTTACTGGTATTTTGACAACTTCAGGGGTGCGCACGTTTACGGTAAGCGCGTCCAACGAATTTGGAACCGTGACGCAGACCGTTACGGTCAACGTAGGCGTGGTGGTTCCGGTAATCACGAGTGCTGTGCAGGTATCCGCCGTCGCGGGGACTCCCTTTACGTATCAGTTCAGTGCGACGAATGCCACGACCTTCTCGGTAAATCTGAACGGTGTTCCGGGGATTTCCTACGACTCCTCGACGCGGCGGATCACGGGTGCTTTCACCTCTGGAGGAATCAAATCCATCACTTTGACTGCGAGCAACGCAGACGCCACAACTACCCAAACGCTCAATGTGTCGGTGGCTGTGGTTGCTCCGGTATTCACCAGCGCGCTTACGGCTGACAATATTGCGGGATTGCCTTTCAGCTACACGTTAGCGGCGCGCGATGCGACCGACTACAGCGTGTCTTTTGGCACGACTGCGGGGCTGACGTATGATTCGGCCACTCGGACGATCTCAGGCGTCCTGACTGCCGGGGGCGCTTACAACGTAAGCATGACGGCCTCGAATCCATACGCCTCGAAGACCGAGACATTGGTGATCACGGCAAGGGTGGTTGCGCCGTTGATCGGGCGGTATGTGGGGGTGGCGAGTCTAACGCGCTCGGGGACCGTGGCGACGGCGGTGTGTAGCGGCAATCACGGTCTATCGGTGGGAGCCTTGGTGAACATCGTGGGGGCGTCTATTAGCGCTTACAATGGGACATTTACCATCACGGGCGTGCCTGCGTCCAATTCCTTGCAATACACGGTAAGCGGATCGCCTGCGACTCCGGCGGTGGCGGCGACGCCGGATGGGATCTTGGCGGGGCCGGGCGCTCTGACTCTGGCGGCACGTGCGGGGGATGATTTCAACTATGAAATCATCGCGACGAATGCGACGAACACGGCGGTGGAGTTCGGGACTTCGACGGGACTTGCGTATTCGCCGCAGACGAGGCTCATCACGGGAGCGTTTACGTCGGTGACTCCGGTGCAAGCGCTCCGGCTGACGGCAAGCAATCCACTGGCCAACACGACGCGGGAGTTAACGGTCAATGTGACAATCCCGCAACCGAGGGTGACGAGTGCCTTGCAAGTGCGGGCGATCACGGGACAGCCGTTTTCTTATGTGCTCAATACGGTGGATGCGACGAGTGTGGCGGTGAGTTTCGGAACGGCCCTCGGCCTGACTTACAATGCGACTAATCGCACTCTATCCGGTGTCTTCGCGGAAAGTTTGGCGGGGCAGCAGGTGATCGACATTGCCTTGGCCAACGAGTTTGCCAGCAACAGCCAGCAGTTGTTGATCAACGTGGAAATTCCACGGTTGCAAGATCCGAAAAATGTCGCGGTGAGTTTGCTGCATCGTGTGTGGGCGGCTCCCGGCAGGCAGACGACGGTGTATGGCAGCGAATTGGTGCCGCCGAACAAGTTTGATCTGTATGGATTGGTCACGTGGGAGAATACGGAGCCTCGCACGCACAACGTCATTTTGACGGTGGCGGGTCGCCGCACGACGAGACCCTCGGGGAGCACTTCGGCGCTGGTCTATCTGGCCTCGTGGACTGCACCGGAGGTGGCGGCGAAGACAGTCAACATCGGAGTGCAGTTGACCGGGACGGAGTTCAGTTCGACCTTGGTGACAAGTAATGTGTCCGTGAATGCGGCGGCGGCGGCGGAGTTCACCGGGGAGTTGGCGGTTCGCTCCGATGCGAATTTCGACCCGGCTAATGCCTTGCTGGTGCCCGGATGGAATGGCGCATTGGACCGGAATCCGGCGACGTATCTGAATCAAGTTTACATCGAATATACCCCACCCGATCAGTTTCTCTTTTTGCGCCGAGGTGATGAGGCGGATCGTTTCCTTGCTCAAAATCCCGGTGCATTTGAAGCATGGAATCAGCCTCGCGGCAGCGGCGCGCTGCTGATTCAAGTTCCGGGAAAACTAACAGCAGGCGCGGAGGTATCAACAAGCGGCACAGACGAGCTTGGCAAGGTAACTTACGATTTGTCTGATGAAGTTGTCTCTGGGGACTATTATTTTACTTCGGTGGAGCAGCGGGCCTTGGATTTGCCGGGGCGATTGATCGGCGGCGCGGTCTATCGCGCGGAACTGAGGGTGGCGACGGGTGCTGTGCTGCCCAAGAGTTCAACCTACCAGATTACTTGGGAGGGGCTTAGCGGCACGCGCCGTATTCCGCCCCAATATGTCACGCGGCAGCACTACAATGTGGCCATGATTGCGCAAGGGGTGTCGGAGTTGCCGCTGGGCACGGCCTTGAGCAAGTCGCTGTTTTTCACGGCTCCGGCTTTGACGGTGCCGTTCACCGCAACCGGGCCTTCGGGCGCGTTTGCCATCAATCGCCCGGCGCGCATTCCCTTGGTTGCTTCGCGGCGGGCAACTTGGACGATCGACTCGATTCAAGCCGCCAATGGCTCGGCGGCAAACTTGCCGGAGTTTGGCATCGAGTATGATCCGCCGGTCTTCGGCACTTCGGGACCGGAGCGCGCCTACTTGGTGGGCTCGCCAAGCACGGCGGGGGTGTTTCGCTTTAACATGACGGCGCGCAGCGGAAGCGAAAATGCTTCGGCAACAGGGACAGTATCGCTTGTGGCGAGTTTGCCACGCACGACGATCTCAACCAATAGCACGATTACCCGTGACGGCTGGAAGGCGAAGGTCGGTGATGAGCTAAGTCTCGCTTTCAGTTCCAACCCGCCCACATCGCTGTGGACGGCCACGGGACTGCCACCGGGAGTGCGGCTGAATCAAGACGGAACGATCATCGGAAGATTTACGAAAGGGGGCAATTATCTGGCGACAATCTCTGCTCAAGGCATTGGAACATCGCCGTATGACCCGTCACTGCCGACGACGATAAAGTTCACGATCGAGGCGGGTAGCGTGGCCTTGGAGGATTATTCAGCAGCGGGTCGCTCGCCGTGGCTTTTGTCGGAGTGGCAACTGATCGACCTGCACGTGCTGGCCCGGAGCCGGGAGGTGCAGAGCACGATGTTCGAGGGCGGGGCATTGCGGATCAAGGTGGGTGATGCCTTGAACTTCGGCATCTTTTTCGTGGATGCGGCGGACAATGTGTTTGAGCTTGCTCCGTCTCGTCTGCGTTTGACGATTCGCAAGGCGGATAATCTGGATGATCTGATGATCTTCAAGGGCGCGGAACCACCAGTCGCGGTGGAAAGCAACTTCCAGACTTACTATGAACTCAACGTGGTAACAGGAAGTCGGGAGCGTGAAGTGGCACTGGAATGGGCGGAGGAGAATGAAAAGAACGAGCCGCTGAAATGCGTGGCTGACCTTGATTGGGTGAAGGATGGTAAGAACTACAGTTCGCGCACGTTCCCGGTGATCTTGGAGTTGGATGTGACCAGACCGTAGCGCCATGAACGAATCTGCCGTCGATCGGGTGCCTTGGATTGGGGCCAGATGGGATCTGTTGGATTTGCAGGTGTTGCTGCGCGGGGGGCTGGTGCAGGGCACGCTGTTGGAGAATGGGACGCTGCGATTGCGGGAGGGCGACAGCTTTCGGTTGGCGGTGTTTTTCGTCAACGGGCTTGATCAGGTCGTGGATCCCGCGCCTTCGCAGGTGAGGTTCTCGATCCGGGCCGCGAACAATGTCGATGAATTGCTGACCATGGCGCTCCAACCGGCGGTAGCGCAAAGCGAGGAGGGGATGCCGTATTTTTTGTTTGAGCCGAACGTGGCCCGGTTGGGAGGTGCGGCGACGGAATTGATGGATGGGCAGAATGAGTTGCGCTGCGTGGCTGATGTGGATTGGACGGTGGGCGGCAAGATTTACAGTTCGGCTTCTTTTCCGGTGTTGTTTGAGTTTGGGCTGACGACTCAGGAGGAGGTGAAAAACATCACCACCCGCCCGACGACACCGACAAAACCGACTACTCCGACGACACCGACGACACCGACAAATCCGACGACACCGACGACACCAACGCCGCCGCAACCGCCTCCTCTGCCGCCATCGCCTCCCGGCTTGGATGAGGGGGCGATACGGGCATTGTTTGATCAATGGCTGTTGGAAGTGTTGCCGGTGGAGGAAGGGTTTCTTTATGTGCGCAACGGCGAGATTACGGATGCGGTGCCGGGCACGGATTGCAGCACGGGGGAGCAATGGACGCCGTAAAAGTATGCGCGGTTCCAAGCGCGCGAGTGCCGATTGTGGGCGGACGAGTTTTGATCGGGCGCTGTAATCCGGTCATCAACGGCGATTTTCGCGATCTCACGGGATTGGTTGCTCGGCCCGACGGATGGTATGGTGGAATGCCTGCTGGGTGGGTGGGGCGGGCGGGACAAATCTTTGCGGTGAAAACATTTGGCCAGACATTTTTTGCCAATTTGCACGTTCTTACGAGAGAGACCGGCGTGTTTTTTCGACAGGATGTTGGACGCAGTTGTTGCGGAAGAGTTTCTCTGCGGTTTTACGTGGACAATCCTTACAACAATGCCCTTTACGGAGACTATAGCCTGACTTACCAAATCATTGCCGATGGCGCGGTGGCGGCGAGCGAGGTGGTAAGTGGCGGCAGAAATGCACCCCGCACGGTAACATTGCAGGCTCAGGTCAAGGCGGGAGCGCCAATCGCCATCGCTTTCTGCAAGGGCGCGCTCAACCACGCGATGGGGATCACCGACGTGTCGATGGTCGGGGTGGTGCGTGATTGACACCTGCGGCAAGGGCAGATGATAGCGAGAGACATCATAATTCCCCGCCGCAGTGATTTTGTGTTCGAGGCGCATTTCAAAACTGGATCCGCGCCGCTAAATGTGGGTGGGTGGAAGTTTTGGTTCACGGCCAAGAGATCGCTCGATGATCTGGATGAGGCGGCGATCTTTCAAAAGGTGGCGGCCCCATCCATGGGCACCAGTGTTTCGTTTCACATCAACGAGAACGATACGGCCGAGGCAGGAGAGTTCTTTTACGACTTCAAGGCGCTGAGCCCGGCTGGATATGGTGCGCCGCTGCAAGGCGGTGCCTTGAGTATCCCGCCCGTGGTGACATTGGCGGCAAGCTAAATCCATGACTTACCTGCGGGCAGACTTCGATTTTGCCGACCCATCAAACGCGATGTCGGCGCTACGTGCCGACTTCGACATTGATTCCTTGGTTCAAGTGGAATCGGCAAACTTTGTCGGGTCGTGGTTTGTCGCGCAATTTGGCTTTCCCATGGTGGGTCCAACCGGTCCAGCCGGAAACGCGTCTTCCCACACCCACCCCGCCAATCAAATTTCTGATTCGACGGGTTCGGGCCGAACACTGCTGACGTCCAATCTTGTCGGCGCGAGGGCGCACCTCAGTTTGTTTCCATCGTTTGCCGACAGGGCGGCTTTCCCCGCGACGGGTGATGTGGATCGCGTCTATACGGCTCTGGACACATCCAAGATCTATGTCTGGGTGCCGTCGTCATCTACCTATGTGGAGGTATCTCCGCAAGTCAAAGCCGACTGGAACGCAACGAGTGGCGATGCGGAGATCCTAAATAAACCCTCCTCGCTTCCGCCTTCTGCCCACAATCACGACGACCTCTATTTCAACGCCGCCGTTCCGTGGACTGCCAACCACACCATTGCTGACGGAACCCGCTATCTCGCTGGAGATGTAGTGTATTCAGGTGGGAGGATTTATCGGGCAAAATACGACAACGAATCTATGCCTGTCACCGAGGCACTGTATTGGGAGGACTTAGGGCCGGGCAATCGGCTGAATATTGATGGACGGGACATTGCGAATATTCCGAACCACGACGACCGCTACTACACCGAGACCGAGACTGACACATTGCTTAACGGCAAAATATCGGTGCCGACAACAGTCGTATCAACATACAATAGTTCACAAACCGTCACCCTCACCGCTCGACGCCATGCTTACTATTTAGTAGAAGCGAATACTGGCGCGACAGTGCAACTGACGCTACCTCCCGCAAGTAGCGGCACCCTAGTTGGAGACATTGCGACATTTGCAAGGTTATCGGCCAGCCCATTTAACCAAGGGACCATTACAGTTGGCTCAACGATCATTGGACACGCCGAGCAAAGAACTTTTCGGTATACAGGCGATCCGGTCAATATGTGGAACCTCTTAGAGGTCGATACTCACACTCACCCATTCAGCAGTATATCAGACTTCCCTGTAGAATACGTTATTGCCTGCTCCAACGAAACCACGGCACTGACTTCTGGTGTCGCGAAGGTCACATTCCGTGCCCCTGTGGCGTTCCGTCTCACCTCAGTTGCCGCATCGGTTACTGTAGCTCCGACAGGATTACCTTTGGTTGTGGATATCAACAATGGGTCAAACTCAGTGCTTTCCAACATCGCCAAATTGTCTATCGACGCTACAGAAAAAACTAGCGCCACGGCAGCTACGGCGGCTGTGATTCTTGCGAACTTTCGGGATTTTACGCAGGACGCCGAAATCACCATCGACATCGACCAAGTAGGCTCCACGGTAGCTGGCGCTGGACTCAAAGTTATTCTCAGAGGGACAAGGCTGTGAGTGCTTTTGTAATCAATCCGTATGCCTTCGCTGAAGAACGCGTCGTAAACGGTGACTTTTCTAATGTCTCTGGAATGAATAATAATGCTACGAATTGGTGGGGCAGGGCGGTGCCTTTTGGCTGGGGCACATTTGTAAATGTGGCTACAAACGATTTCTTGGTGCGTTTGCTGAATGGCGTCTATTACGCAAATCTTCAGGGCCTTACACGTTCACCAGTAGAAGCAGGGGAGCTGTTGCCGTTTTTCCAAGAGTTCACAATGCCTGCAACGCTTGATTTTGTTCTCACATTTAGCGCCTCAAACCCATTTAATGCAAACGCGTGGGCCATGGGTGCTAATGTCTTTAACAGAACTCTTGGGCAGCAAATTGCTGGTACGGGGACTGCAATCAACACACCACAGACCGTCACGCTTACAGCGTCCAACGTGCCTGCGGGTCATGTGGTTCGTATAAACTTTTGGAAAGGAGCGGCGGCTCAAAATCCTGCACTTTCTAATGTCAGCGTAATATTCTAAGTATGAAACTTCTCTACAATGCCCAAACAGAACAAGTCCTTCCGTGGCCGCGCATTGATGAGGAGCCGATTGTCGGTCTTGCTCCAGAGCTTTTGGAGATGACTGTGGTGGAAAGCGAACCGCCTGCTTACAACTCCGAAACCCAAGTGCTCACTCAATCGGATTCCGTCAATGTGGAAGAGCAGACTGTGACGCGCACTTGGGCGGTCACCGATCTTACCTATACCGCAGAGGAGTGGACCTCCCGATTCCTTACCAGCTTGCAAATCATCGGCCTTCAGCGTCTTGAGCTGGCGTTGGTGACGAGCGGCAAAATGCTGGGCCCGGCTATGACGGGTATGAAGACATGGCTGGAGGGTATTCTTTTATCTTCGGCGGCTGATCCAACTCCCCGCAGCGATTGGCCCGAACCGCCCGTGAGTTACGAAGCCGCCTCACAAGAAGCGGTTGCTCTGCTCGCGCCGTGAGCGACTCATTGAATTGACACTGCGCGAGTGGGTATGGACTACCTACTCGATCGTTTGCGGGAGAATTCAACTTGGCGCGGACTGTTGATGCTTTTGACCGCCTTTGGCGTGAGTCTGGATGCTGAACATGCCAATGCTATCATTGCTGTCGGGCTGTCTCTTGTCGGCCTCATCAATGTGCTGCGCAAAGGTTGAGCTGCCATGCGTCTCGCCGTGGCGGTTTTGTTTTTGTTTCCTCTCGCGGGCTGCGAGGGGGTGAAGGTTGGCACGGGCTATAAGTTCGATTCGAGGGAGTTCTTCCTGCAAATCGAGCGGCCCTTGGAGCCGGGACTTAAAAAGTGAACGTGCTCCAATGGTTGAGGAACTTATTCGCGGGCTGCGCGGTTGGCCCGAATCGGACCGCCGCGCTGTCGCTCTCGCCCTCGTCGAGCGTCTTAACCTCTGCGATCTCGCGGAAGTCTTTGCCGCCGCTCACCATCGGATCCGAGCGGAAGCCGAGCGGCGAAGAGTGGCGGGCGGACGAGAGGAGTGAGCGGAATATCGCAACCTTGGAGCCGGTGACGGCGAAGCTGGCGAGGGAGCATTTGCGGCGTCTGGCGGATAAGGGGTTGAATTTCAAAGTGACGAGCGCCCGCCGGACATTCCAGGAGCAGGCGCGGCTATATGCAAAGGGGCGCACGGCGCCGGGACCGCGTGTGACGAATGCACGCGCGGGGTATTCTTGGCACAATTTTGGGACGGCGTATGATCTGACGCTTTTCAGCGGTAAGAATCCTGTGTGGGATTCCAAACACTACGATACGGCGGGGCGGATCGGGGAGGAACTGGGCTTGGAGTGGGGGGGGCGCTGGACGAAGCTCGTGGATCGGCCTCATTTCCAGCGCAGGCTGGGGCTGACGCTGGCGGAGGCGCGCGCTAAGTATCCGCAGGGGCAGGTGGCTTAGGATTTAGGCGTGGGAGTTGAAAGCTCTCAAGGCCGTAAGTGATTTTAAGGCGATTCTCGGCTGCTATTCGCAAAATATCGCGGATGTATTCGGAACGCTTCAGTCCGTTGGCCCCGGCCAAAGCCTCAATGCGCTGCAGGGTGCGCTGGTCGATGCGGATGGTGAGGGTCTCGGTGCAGAGGTCGTCACTAGGGTGATCGCTCATTCCAAGGACTGTCGGGCCATTGTGCCAGCGGGTCAAATTTTTTCTGCATTTTTCCGCTTGCGTTGGCGCGGATGCGGATTTATTACAAAACTATCACGAAATAACGCTGCTATGAATAGCGATCTAGCAACAATAGTCATTGGGGACTTTCCCTCAGATGCCGCAGATTTCTTGCGGGCGGAGGCGGAAGCGGCCGGAACAAGTCTCTCGGCTGTGTGTGAAGGAATTTTGCTCGCGTATGTGGAGGAGCAGGAATCATGAGCAAGCTGTGCAAAAAATTAGCACCGCAAGATGCGGTGCAGGCGATTTCGCGGTGGGGAGAAAACAAGCCGGTGCGATTAGCGGGATTTGCCGCGGCAATAGGTTTGTCATACGACGCGGCGCGGACGATCACGCTGCAGCCGGGCTTCCCTAAAGTCGGGCAGTGGATCTTCCGCGAGGATTTCGAGGCTTGGCGGCGCGAGCAGGTGAAGGCGGCTGCTAAGGCGGCGGTAGGTCAGGCTCAAGGCGCTGCGACCAAACGCGCAAATCGTCGACGTTCACGCGCTGATAAATTTTGTGAATCGTCTCCGACGCATGATTCACCAGACGCATGGCCACCGAAAGCGGCACGTTTGCTCGAGCGAGTCGGGTAATAAAGGTGACGCGGCAACAATGAAAACAATGATGCGGCAAATCCAAGGAATTGAAAAAGAATCGCCAGTCCTTCGACGGGCACTCGGGGAAGTCGACGGTGTAGCGCGTGCCCGCTTGCAACAGCTCCTCGAAGAGCGTGCGCAGGCTTTGCGGCAAGGGAATGCTGTAGGCGCGGCGGCGCCCGCCTTTGGGCGCAGGAAAGTGGAGGGTGGCACGCTCCAAGTCGACTTGGGTGCGGAGGTCGATGCGGGTCTCCCGCAAGCGGCAGCCGGTGGCCATACTGATGCGGAAGGCACGGCGCATCCACGTGGCCTGAGTGAGGAGCGCGGTCTCAATAAGACCTTGCTCGGCCTCGTTGATCTCGGGCTTCTCAGCGATGGCGTCGTAGCGGGCGCGGAAGGAATCGAAGACGTTGCGATCAACCAAGCCTCGGACTTTGGCCTCGTTGAGCAAGGTCTTGAGCATTTTGACCTCGCCAGTGGCGGTGTTGTGGGCGATGTGCTTGCCAGCGGGCCTTTTGTGCGCCGTGCGCCAACGGAGATACGCCTGAGCATGCTCATGGCGAAGGGCGCGCGGATGCGCGAGCTTTTGCTCGCGGAGATAGAGCGAAAGGTTCCGCCAACGCAACTCGTAGGCCTCAAGCGTTCGTGGAGCGCGCGCGATGGATTCCAGGAAGGAGGGGACCCAATCCCATCCGCTGGCGAGAGCGTGGCGTCCGGCAGGGGCAGACTTTTCGGCGTAGGTGTATTTGGCGAGCAGGGCGGAGGCTCGGCGGCGGTCGTCGGGGTCATCAGCGCGCAAGCCGGTGCTGATGTGCCGCCGCTGACCGGACTCGAAAAACGAGAGGTAGTAATAGGGCGAGCGAGGTCGTCGGTAGAGCGAGGCCATGAGGAGTCTAAAAATGCGTTAGCAGTGCAGCACTGTGCAGCAAACATAGACTCAGATACCCCCGTAAACAACTAAATCCACAGAGAAATATGCAAATGTTATCTCGTATAAAAATGATGCCCCCCGTTGCGTCGGTTCGATTCCGACCCTCGCCTCTCTCTGTTAGTGCAGCGCAAAAAAGGAAAAGTGCAGCACCTCGGCCTTTCGGGCCTCTGAACAGAATTCCTCGGAGGGGGCGGCCGTGAGCGAGTATTTCGCGGTAGTTTTGCTCGCTCTGGCCATCGGCGCGGCGGGCGCGTTGTGCATTTTTTCGGCTTATGACATGGGCCTGCACCGAGGGCGCAAGCAAGGCGTGGAGCAAGAGCGCAGGCGGCGCTGGTTTTTTCCGGAGGAGCGGCCATGAGGGATGTGCGCAGGCATTGGCTGTCGGCGGTGCAGGAGATGATGCGGCAAACGCGTCTGCCTTTCCGTGAGTGTTGTAAGCGGATCGGTGCGCGGGGTGGGCAGGCGGCGGCGGCGCAACAACGAGGGATGGCCAAGCGACGAGTGCGTGAGGAGGCGCAGGGGTTGCGATGAATATGGTGTCATTGGATTTGCCTTATGAGGCGCGGGCGGAGGGGATGCGGCGTATCGCGGAGGCGCGGATGCTGGAGTGGCTGGATGAGTTGCCGCGGGAGGAGCGGGATCTTGTCTTGCTGAGTCCGGCTTATGGCAAGGTGGCGGATCGTTGGTATGAGCTGTCGGCGGCGGAGAAGCTGTCCTTGGTGCATGGGGAAGTGGCATCGCGGTCGGATGCGGGGCTGGATGAGGATGTGGCGAATTCGTCGCGGGCTTCTTATGTCGTGGATATGGCGGCTGCGTTGGATTCGCTGGCTGATGAGTTGCAGGAGCAGTTTGGCTTTGATCGGGAGACGGCGCTAGAGTTGGCGAAGTGGGATGAGCTGGAGGCGAGGCCGCGTGGGTTGGCTTATTCGGATTGGTTGCTCAATAAGGTGTTGCAGCGGTTGGCGGCGGCGACGAATGCGAAGGTGGCTTCGGTGGCGGTGGCCTTTGCGCTCTCGGTGCCGGAGGTCTGGATCATGCGGCATGTGACCGAGGAGAACGGCACGCGGCGTATGCGCCGCGTGCCTTGCCGCACGCAAATGTCGGCGGCGCAAGCGCTGGCGACGACGCGGCAGAATCTTTCCAAGGAGGTGCGGAAGGCGGCGGAGTTTTTAGGCATCAGTGAGGGTCTGCACATGAAGACGCCGGGGGCGGTGGAGTCGTTCCGGCGGGCGCAGACGGGCAATCATTGGCGGCATCGGGTCTTCGGCTGGAACTGATATGGACATCATCGACCCACAGGATCATGAGCGGAAGGTCGCGGATTTGCGCGCACGATTCGGTTTCCGGCAGGACTTGGCGGAGCGGGTGGTGGAGTTGCATGAGCGGCGGCTGCGCGCGGAGGCGCGTAATTACAATGCGTGGCTGATGAATAAGCTGATCGTGCGCCTGTCGGGCGCGCGGGAGCCGAGGTTGGCGGCTTTCTCGGTGGCACTGGCGTTGCGGGTGTGGGTTTTTATGAGGCGTTCGCTGCTGAAGACGACGCGGCAGACGGCGGAGTATCTGGGCGTGGATGAACATTTGTTGGCCGAGGAGGTGCGGCGTTCAACGGATTGGATGGAGATGCGCCGGGACTAATTTTTTATGGATACCGAACAAAACAATGCAGGCGGATTGGAGCTGTTGCTTCCGAGTCCGGAGGGTCAAAGGAAATTTGAACTGACGCCGCGCGGGTTGCGTTTTTTTGAGCCAATGGGCGTGGAGGAGTGCGCTCAGTTGTTGCGCTCGTTGAAGATGCTGGGGGATCATTTTGAGTTGTGTTTCGGCAGTGCGGTGAAGGCGACGATGGCGTGGCATGGTGAGGAGCACACGAAGGAGATCCTGGCTCAGTTGGAGTTGCCGCTGGCGGCGGCGCGGCGGGCGTTGGCGCTGGCGCAGGCGGAGTTGCCGTTCGATACGTGGACGGGACTGACGGCGGAGCATTTGGTGATTCTGTCAGTGGAGTTTAAGGGGCATGAGTTGCAGGAGCGATGGGCGCAGCGGGTCGTGGATCATGAGTTGTCGCCGCGGGCGTTGAAGCGTTCGATCGAGCGGGGTGAAGTGGTCACGGATTCGGAGATGGATGAGGATTCGGGCAAGAAGAGTGGAGGCTTGGGCTTCCTCGATGAGTTGGATTGGGCGTTTGAATCGTGGGCACGGCGGATCGGTGGCCGCACGGCGGTATTGGATCTGCCGGTGGAGGATCAGGAGCATTGGATGAAGGGCGTGAAGAAGATCGTGGATCTCTATCATGAGGTGGAGACGCGAGTGGCTTCGGCGAAAGGAGCGGTCGAGGTATGAGCGAGCAGGAGATCGTGCGCGCGTCGAAGCGGTTGGAGGCCGTGCGGCGCGTAAGGCAGGTATTTGCCGAGATGGGCGCTTTGCTTGTGGATGAGTTGAGCGCAGATGATGCCGAGCGGGTCGTACAAGCGGGACGGACGGCAGCTGCCAATGAATTGGCGCGGGTCTTTGATGAGGCGCGCGCTGACATGGATGGGGTGCTCAATGCCCGCTGAACTTACGGCCATAGATTACAAGGTGGATGGCGTGGCGGAATTTCCGCTGCGGGGCCGGTGCGCGATGGTGGGGCGGGTAGATGCGGCTGATGCAGAGTTGGTCGCATCGCGGCGCTGGTATTGGAACATCGCGCGAGGAATTTATTGCGCTTCGGAGAGGGTCATGCTGACTACGCTCTTGTGGCCCAAGGCTTGCGGGAGGGTGGTCTTTGCGAATGGGGATAAAACCGATTGCCGCCGCCGCAATCTGGTGGAGGGTTGCTATTCACGTAGCGGCATCTGGTTTGATTCAGAGCGCGGCAAATACAATGTGCGCGTAGCAAAGGGTAAAATGCGGTGGCGCGTTCGCTGCGAATCTTTTGAGGAGGCGCAGGCCATGAGGTCGCAACTGGCGGCCATGACAATGCGGGAATTGGTGTGCTGGAGGGCGCGGCAGGACGAAGTGGTGCCCGAGGAGTTGTCGTGGCTGGGAGATGACATAGTCCCCATGATCGCGACGCGTTGCGCACATGATGCGGCGCTGGCGGCGCGCAAGGGTTACGAGGCCGGTCTGATGGCCTCAAGAATTGTGCAAACAAGAAATATGGAAGTCTTCCGTTAACAACAATCTGTCCCCACAAGAATGGAATTATCCGAGCTTAAACGCAGGGTCTCACTCCGAGACATTCTCACCCGTGATGGCGTCAAGATACGTCGATCCGGGGGATCAAGGTTTGCGGCTTTGTGCCCATTTCACAGCGAACGCACGCCTTCCTTCTATATCACCGCAAGTCACGCTGGTGATCGTTTCAAGTGCTTTGGGTGTGATGCGGCGGGGGATGTTTTTGACTATTGGATGAGGACGCGGAATGTGTCGCTCGCGGATGCAAAAAAGTCGCTGTGCTCATCCGAGGGCATTGTGTGGCTTGAGCCGGAGCAGCGTCCGCTGCCGCAAGAGGAAACTGAGGTCGTGCCACTCACCGGAGAGGGGCTGTCGCTATGGGAGGAAGGCGTGAAGTGTTTGCGGAATTCCGAGGCGGAGCAAAAGCGAATTGCTGAATGGCGTGGTTTCGAATCCGCCACTATTCGTGATATGGCCGAGCGCGGATTGATGGGCTTGCCGGTGTATCGTGGGAAGCGGTGCGAGGCTTTCGCCGTAGAAATACCAGATAGCGGAACCACAGGCCGCTTTCTTGCGGGTTATCATGTCCATACTCCGAAGCTCAAGGGGCGCTATCGTTTCGAGCCGCAGGGGATTGGTTCGTGGCCATTTGTCATCGGTGACATCATTCACTGTCACGCATTGGTTGTTTTGGAGGGGCAGTGGGATGCTATTGCATTTTATGATGCTGTCGCTGCCTACAAGACGCCGCTTAAAGGTGTGGCGATTGTTGGTATACGAGGGGCAACCGCTTGGCGCCGTATTTTGGACTATGAGTGGTCCCCTCAGACCCAGGCATTCATTTTTGCCGATGCAGATGAAGCCGGATTGGCGTGGCAGCGTTCGGATTCGTTGAGTGGTGCCTTGGCTCTGCGCTGCCGAGCGATCCACTTCTTCTGTTTCAAAGTGGGATCAGACGGAGTCAAAGATTTCAACGATTGGATGAAACATGATTGGGGCATCACCTCGTCGGATTTACGAGGATTTTTGCGGCACCACTATCTCAATGGCCAAAAAACAAGGAGTCGAAAATGGCAAACAAAATAAAGCCGCGCGGTGAGAATCCGCTGATCCAGATCACTGGTGCAGGTAAGGACCGATTTGATGAGCATCAGATTTATCAGAGTCTCATGCTCAAGATCCCACCGATCATGGTGTATGAGGACGATTGGTTTGAGTATGACGGTAAGGCTTGGCGCCCCTCTCGCCGCAAGCAGTATGTCAGCACGGTCTACGATATTTTGCCGCTCGCACATCGAAGTGCGAGGTTGGCCTCCAACGTGCTGAATGCCGTTGAAGCAGCACGGCAGATGAAGAATGAAAAGTTGCGCGGAGCTATCGTCTTTGACGACGACGGCAGGGTGCTTGTGAATGTGAATAATGGGGTGTTGCGCGTTTCCGCCGAGGGAGTTGAGTTGCTTCCTCACGATCCCAACTATCTTTTTACGGGCTGTTTGCCCTCGAACTATCACGCGAACGCGGAATCACCAATTTTTGAGGAAGCACTCAATGCGACCCTGCACAATGTGAAGGACAAGTCGCTCTTGCAGTGGTTTGCTGGCTATTGTCTCTTCCCAGACTGCAAGCAGCATGAGGTGTTCCTCATTTGCTACGGGCCGGGTGGCACGGGTAAAAGCACTTTGGCAGAGGCCATAGTCTCTGCATTCGACGACGATGTGCTGGTGCGAAAGCTCTCTTTGTCGCAGATATGCAGCTCCGGCCCTGGCTCTTACTCACTTCCGACTCTGGAAAGGGCCATGGTTAATCTCGGGACGGAATTGGACACTGTAGAAGTCGAAGAGTCGGGGACTTTCAAACAGCTTATCTCAGGAGAGAGCATCGTGGCCCGCGGGATCTACGGCAAGCCGTTCACAATGAATACTACCTGTAAGCATCTGTTCCTTTCAAACGTCATGCCTCGCTTCAAGCATGGCACAGACGCAGAACTGCGCCGCGCGCGCTTCTTGGCCTTTGGGAAGAAGCCGGAGGCTATAGATAGAACCCTCAAGGAGAAGCTGGTTGCTCAGAAGGACTACATTCTCTATTGGGCCGTCGAGGGATTGCGCGCCATTTTGGAGGGGGTTTCGGCGCCGTTTGGGGGAGAGGAGAGCAATAATGTTGTTCGCAGGTTTCAGCTTTCAAACGATCCCGTGCAGTGTTTCGTTAGCGAAAACATCGTTTTTGATCCTGATCATGAAGAGACGAAGGATTCTGTCATGGAGGCATTCTCTGAATTTCTCGACGCTCATCAATTTGCCCATCGTACGCGGGAATACTTTTTCCGCGCTTTGTATGAGCGCAATCCCGAGATCAGAGTGGTGGAGTATCGCAATAAGCAGCCTCGTTATTGGCTTCGAGGCGTGCGATTGCTCACCAATTAGCGCCCCTGCGCTTCTCCTTGCGATCCTCTTAGCTATCGCTTTTCAGGAATGTGATAGGATGGGATCTTTTTTTACCCAACTTACCCAACTTACCCAAGCATTTCCTGTATGTTTTTTGAAAAGAAGGAGTGAAGTAGTATATAGGGGGACTTTGGGAGTTTGCCTGCGAAGGTTGGGTATTCGCCCACCACCATGGTAAAGGAATCTATTAACCTGCAAAAGCGTCAGGTTTGAGCGAAGCGAC